AACGTTCTCAATGAAAAGGTAAGTGGGTCTATTTTCTTCTTCGAGTTGTCCGATAAGGTACATAACTCTGAAAAACAAGCTTGAACGGTTTCCTTGAAATCCAAGCTGTTTTCCTGCAACGGAGATGTCTTGACAATTGTGGACAATTGCTCCGTTTGCAATATAAGATTCATCTTCTTCAACGCTAAGGTTATATACTGTTTCGTATTGATCAGATTCTGTTGGCTGATACAATTTTCTGCAAACATATCTTCCACGATAATATCCTTTAACCGATTTGTTAGAGATTCTAAAAGCGTAGGTGTCTCTTTGTTTACATTCCCTTCCTTCAATAGTGCACTTTGAATCTCTTTTAGTATAATAGACAGCTGGCACAGGTTTTCCCAATCGCTGTGCAATAATGCACATACCAAGAATGACTGCTGCACTGGTTGATGTTGCTTCTTCTTTGTCGTTTCTGCCATCTCCTGACATGTATCCGTTATAAAAGTATTCGGCCTTTTCTCGTGGCAAACACAGTGCTTCTCTTGGTATTCGTTTTCCATATGCATATTCCCCGAATATACCAAGGTATTCGTATAGTTGGTTATTGCACACATGATACTTCCCACAAGTCCTTTCTTCAGTGTAAGTTCCATGTAAGTTTGCTTCTGACAGTCGGTGTTCAAATTCTTCTCGTTTTTTATCACTGACCGCAAACACAATCCTTCCCTCTCGTGGTCTATCTTGTCTGCGAACTCTCCACCCATCAGCAATATAGCGTCCGATAATCCACCAGATCTCTTTGCTGTATTTGTTTGGTTCTTCATCAGGCAACACCATTGTGGAGTAATAGCTATCATTGAGTTCCTTGACTGGTTTGAACTCAATTGGTTCGGATACGCGAGTGACATAATACGGGTGTTCTGCTGTTGTGCCGGTTGGTAAGATGCCAAATCCGTTGATATCCCAGATTCTTGCGTTGTCTCTCTGCATAACTGAGGTAACTGTTTTCCATCTTCCTTTGTGAGTAAGCACTCTATCTCCGACAGATACGTTTTCAATTGGTATATATCCTTTTTCTGTAAGAATATAAGTTCCTCGAACGAAGCAAGGGAATCCGAAGCACCAGCAGTCCGCTTTTGGAATGTCTCCGGCATACACTCTTCTAATGTCATTTGCATACCATTCTCCATTTCTGTATTCCTCCTTCAATATTTCTTTTTGCCGTTGTTTCAGTGGCATTTTGTCCAGGAACTCTCTCTGCTCTTTGGTGAGTAAATGCATGGATGTGTAACTTGCAGTCGCAAACTTGTCGAACTCGCAGAATCCAACGCATTCATGTCCTGCCAATTCCATTCCTCTGCGGAATCCTCCAATTCCTGCAAAAAAATCAATAAATTTCATTTTTACCTCATAATGTTATAAAAGAATCAAAACCCACAAAAGTATCAGTGAGATAATCCACAATGCTCCAAATAATGTTCTAGTCCTTTTGGGGCCTATGTAGTAAGAAAGCATAGCTAAAAGCAGGGTAACACATAAAACACTCTTAATTATCTGCATAATATTCAACTCCTCTCATTCTTTACGTTTTACAAAGGATTTGCATTCTGTATTCAGCAAGCATCCGTAACCACGACCTATGGTATAGCTCGGTATCTCGTATCCATTCTCACAAATACGACAATATTCGCCACATTTATACTTGCTATTTACAGCTTTTTCTGCTTTAAGCTGATCCAGTTTATCTTCAAGATTTACCTTTGCATTTTTAAGTTCTGCGTTCTCCCTGATTAGGCTATCGTATTTATTTTGGCTCATTATTTTGAACATTCGTGCCACCTCACCCCATAATATTTAAAACTATGATTGCTATGTTGCACAGCAGTATAACGATAAGTGCTAAAATATTCACGATTTTAGCAGTTTTTCCATACTTTAACGGAGATTTGTATGCAGCTCTAGCCATTATGATTTGAACTGCAAGAAATACAAACTCAATGCATAAGATAATGTGCTTAATACTCATTTATTGCTCCCTTCTGATACCTTATTATCATTTTCTTGTGCATCCTTGAAGAATGACTCGATATCAAACCACTTATCATTGATTATATTTCCGATAATTTTTAACCTTCTATCTCTAGCTGCTGCGGCTCTTATATATCTTCCCTTTAAATCGCTCAGCTTTGTAACTCCGACTGTATCCATTATTCTGGCAATAGATTCCATTCCCGGACCATAGCCACTAAATTCTTTTGCTCCCAGATAACCGTGTCCGAGACTATATCCGCCAAAAACGCATGCCCAACCTGCACCTTCAACAGCGACATCAAGCGATATACAACCGCAATTTTCCATTGTCAGCTCCGCACCTTTGATTTGCGCGTTTCGGATATTGTAGCCTTCTTCAATAAGCTTATCTTCTGTCCAGATTTTCATGTGTTCTCTCCTTCCAGTTTTTGTCCGCACCAAGGGCAGTACGGATATATTTTTGCTGATGCCGTAAATATCTCTGCCCTCTGGCAGTTCGGGCATACCAACTTTTTATTTCCACAATCATCTACTTTTGATAATAGTTTCATTGGGATTTCTTTCTTATCTTCAATTTTGAAGCATTTCAGTTTTCTGCTAACAATATTGTGATTAAATTCAACTGCTGATTCTTCGTATTTACATACTCCGTACAAAAATGGGATTCCAGCCCATTTTCCGTATTTATCGCACGTTATTATTCCATATGCATTTTCCTTTGGACACCAGACTGGCTGACCGACCATTTGCCGCAGCTCATTTAACGTAAGTGCCTTCATTTCCTCACTTCCTGCATCACTTAGATACTTATTTCAAGGAAGTTAGCTGCTACAGCAGCCAACCCCACAGCACTTCTTACAATTAAATCATGCTTTCATCCTAAGCCATTCAGCTTCTTGATTTTGTTGATACAATCATAATATCCAGCAACATAACCATGGCTGAAATCATCTTTACTTTCATCACGATTGCAGCCCTCTTCTGGCAGCTTGATTGAATCTACCCAATCCAGAATAAATCAGACGTTTGACTCTATTTCGCGCCTCTGGCATACCTTTTAACTGTTCATTGATCTTTCTAAGCAAAACCTGTTCGTTAATCATTACTTCTCCTTTAAAAATTAAAATGAATATATAAAGTTGGCGAATCATCGTTATGTCTATAAAAGCGAAAGTTTTCTATGTCTAACCTTTCATTTAGGCTTACATTAGCAGTCGCCAGTCTAGTTCCTTCATCTGTATCAACTACTGCTGGCCATCCAAAACTTTTCTGTAATTCAAAATCTACTTCTGCATCACTCGGAAATTCTGTAAGTCTCTGAATCAATTCATATACTGTCATTCTGTTTTCTCCTTAACATTTACAAATTGATATTCTATTTTCACTTTTTCTGGATTAAATACACAAGCAGGGAGAACCCCACTACCAAGGCCCACAGTGTCGTTGCTCAGCCTGCCGTCCCCACGCACGCGGCGACTGAAGTTACCGCCCCCGGCGTCTGAGACACACAAAGGAGTGCAAGTCCACATCCATTCAAGAAGCAGTGGAACGTTCTTGCGGTACTTTCTGTATTCGTCACAACTCAGGATGAATACTTTGTCCTTGACTGTGCCGTAACGATCGTCCCCGTTGTCGGCTATCAAGTCAACCTCATGAGGAATGAGATTATCCTTGCCTAACACAGGAAGCAGTTCGCTAAGCAGCTTTCTACGTAAACTCGATTCTGCATAGTTGTTGCAGCAGCCATCATCAAAACAATACTCTTCCTCGTTCCAAGCACATGCCATAATTGCCAGAACTCCGCCCTCTACGTTATTGTCCAACACAATCCATTCAAATCCTTTAAAGTTAAAATGACTTCCATCTGGAAGTGTTCTAATATCATTTTCTCTCATTTGCCATTTCCTTTCCTGGTTCCTCATAGTTCTTGACACTGATAAGCTCCATAAACCTATCTCTCTGACGCTCTGAAACTTTGTTGCCCTGTTTTTCGGGCTTGACGGCAATTGTAAGGTGTTTCTCAGCAATAGATGATAATTCCTTAGCTAGAGATTTCTTACCTTGCTGTATGCCCTCTAAGTAGCTTCTAGGTTGCTTTCTGTCTCCTATAGTTCCGCTTGAACGGTTTTCACCTTGTCCACCCAGGCTGACATTTCGAAGTTGATAGCCATTTTCCGCATAAAATCTGATGTAATACTTTTCCTGTTCATCAAGCTGATCAAGAGGAACATTCATGTGTTCAACCTTCCATCCATAAGGATTGCCCTCTGAATACAGTTTGTGCTTTTTTAGGCTCAGGTCTATGTGCTGTTTATAGCCAGCCATATGACTCGCCAATCTGCTAAGTATGTGCATGGCTTGCCCAATATACGCAAACCGGAAGCCGTTCTCATCCTTTCTGGTCAAAATGTAGATTCCGCTTTCATCGTTCAGCTGGGGATTGATTTTCAACAGCCGCTTCTTGTTCTCCTGCTCTATGGCTTTTGCCTTTGCAATGTTCTTGTATTCATTCATCAACAACCTCTATTTTCTTGATATGATTATTTTCCACACTCTCTCCTCCTTTCACACTTTTTACATAGCCAAACCGACCATGTGAATAAAAATAGCTTATGCTGGCTTCCCGATCTGCTTTCCCATTATCAATATGGCTTTGGCAGCATTGCTCTGCTCGCTTTCTGGCGCCCTCTTCTCCAAATGCCTGTACATCCCAACCTTCTCCGCAAATATTGCAATGCATGTATTTTTTTACTTTTACTTGATGGCCTTCACGGAAATGTTTTTCTATTTCTGCTTTATTTGTGGAGTTCAGCATACAAATCGGGCAATAATAGTAGGTCATGCTTTTAGTTCGTTCAAACTTCATTTTTGCCTTTGTTTTTTCAGCTCCCTTCCAAGTTCTTCTAAGCAAAAGCAGAATGCTTCACAACTCAACTTTCCTAAAGCAGAAACTGATTTTTGCAGTCCTTCTTTGATTCTCCCAAAACAACTCCCCAAATCTGTAAATGTAGTTGTTTCTGAATCCATAAATCTTTTCAATGGTTCTTCAAGCGATGTCAGTTGCATAGCCTGCTGATACTGCTTTGGATTCATACCATAAAGTTTCTTGAACTGCTTCTTTTTCTGCCGTTTATTCATTTGACTGTCCCCACCATACTCTACAAATTTCCCAAGTTTTGCCATCTTTTTTGCATAACAGTCTGATCATTTTACTCGAATTAGCGAAAGCTGTAACTGTATTCGGAGCATTTCCACTTTTCATGAAATAATCCCTTGGATTCATGCCGTGAATCTTCTTGAACTGTTTCTTTCTCTGCCGTTTATTCATCGTTTGCACCTCCTTACTTTTCTGAGTCCACATCATACCCAGAACTTTCTTTATACGCACTGAGTACGGCGCTAATGATAGCCTGTTCAATAAATCCCTCACTCTTTGTAATCAGAATCATATCGTGCTTGATCGTATCATCGTAATAGCTGCCTGCTCCACATGTCCATTTGCCATCTTGCTGTTCTACAATAAATCCATTACTTGCACTCGGCTCACTTTTACATGACTTGGGTCTGCGTCCAAGTTTTACAAAAAAGCAATGGTGATCTATAAATAGATTTTTATATATTTCCATCATTTTTGCCTCCTGATTGTGATGTGCAGCTGCTCTTCTAGCCAATCAAGCCCCTGGTTTGTGAAGAAGTATGTGGTGCTTTCCTTCGTTGTTCCACATCTTCTGCTTTCCATGTAACCTGCATCAACAAGTTTTTCAAGTTCCTCATCTTTACCATTGAAGTAATTTCTGGTGGGCTTGAAATGCATCTTTCCATTGCGTTTATAAAGCGTTCTCCGTGTGGTATAATCAAGCCCGATTGTGTGCTTCACTTTCTGCCGTAATGTGCAACAAGAATAAGTGCGGCCGTCCTTCTCAATCGTGAGATAATCGTTCTGTGGTAAATTTATCATATTTCCCTTTCACCTCAATTTCTAACCAACGCGCTTTAAATTCTTCTTCTGCTATTTTAAAGTTGATATGACGCTTTTCACTAAAAATGGTAATAACTTTACCTCCTTCCTCACGTTTAAACTGCCACTTTTGCTGTGGCAAACAGTCTATCCAACACTGATCGTCAAATATATACATGCACCATACTTTAGGTCTGCACCATCCTTCTTTATTCATTGGATTTTTCCTCAAAGGCTTCTTCCATGGCTGCTGTAAGCTCGTTTGCATCGTGGAGTGCCACTTCTGCTTCGCTAAATTTTCCTTTTTCCAACCTGCTGCTAGCCACCCTGATAAGGAAGTCACGAAGAATTACAGCTGCGTCGATACTGTAAATATTTACCGAAATGCACTTCTTATCCTTTAATCCGTAGCTTGATACTATTGACATTTTTATACCTCCGTTAATCCACCAAAATTTTTTAATAAATCATTCTTATTCATCCTTAACCTCCTTCGGTTCAAATTTTGGAAACGGCATCCAGTAAACAACATGTGCTCTGTCTTTAAGTGTCATTGGTACTGTCGTCCACTTGCCGTTAATTGTTTTACCTGTTCCAACTACAAGATTATCTTCATCATTAACTAGTACTACTAAAACGGTATTTGAATTTTTTTCCCAAAACGAATTGCACCACTTGTCAGTCCCTTTGAACTTTGCAAATATACTGTCGTGTTCTTCTGGCATTGCTTCTTCAGTGGAAATCCATCTGTCTTTCTTGATTTCATCCGCAAGTGCCGATAAAGTCTGTTCACAGCTAGAAGCAATCTTCAAGGCAAGCTTTTCATGTTCACTTTTGGATGCGAATATATCACACTCATCTATGTACTTTTGGCAAAGTGCAGCTTCTTCTTTTATTTCTTTTAAATATTTCTTCAATTGCTATTTCCATCCTCCTGGTGAATGCTTTTCTCAATTTCTTCATCGGTTCGCACAACAACAAGTGGAATCTCTTTTAAAATGTTTTCTATAAGTCTCTTGAATGCAGCCTTGGCATTTTCTGCGTTCTTATATTTGCCAATTGGGTAATCAGTCGACTCGTTTGAGCCTTTAACGTGTTTTAATAATATTTCTGTTTTTGAAAGTCCGTTAATGTAAATGTCAACTACATTGTCCCAGTTGTAAAAGGCGTTTCTATCCTGTCTTACAATAATCATCTCAAACCTCTCCCTTCTTTTTTAGTTAAACGGTAGTCCTTCATCTTCCACATTATCTGGAATATTCATAAACCCTTCATATCCACCTGCAGGTGCCGGTTCTGGAGCTGGCTGCGTATTCTTCTTGCTTTCCACAAACTCCTGCTCATCCACAACTACATCCGTTGTGTACACCTTCTGTCCATCCTTATTTGTGTAGCTACCTGTCTGGATGCGTCCAGTAACAGCAATCTTTGTTCCTTTGTGCAAAAATTTCTCAGCAAACTCTGCATTTTTTTTAAAGCTAATACAGTTGATGAAGTCTGCATTCTGACCGTTATCCTGCTTACGGTTTCTGTCTACAGCCAGTGTATATCTGGCTACCGCCATTGTCTCCTGACCCTGTGTATAACGTACTTCTGGGTCTTTTGTTAATCTTCCGATTAAAATTACTTTGTTCATACTGAACCTCCTAAATTTATTTGATATGCTTTTCAACGTGATCTGGCTTTATCTTTTTAAGGTGGCTGGTGGAAACTTATCTTTTTTATTTTTAAGCAGCACTACTTCTGCAATTTCGTGTAAAATGTTAGTTACTTTCATTTCTTACCTCCAACCTTGTATTTCATCAGCAGATACTTATAGCCATCAATCATTCTCTGGATATCTTCGCTATGTCTTTCCTGCCCTCTGGCTGCCTTTTCTTTCATCCACTCTGGCTCTACGCCAGAATATGTAACTTCTTGCACCAGATCGCAATCGTCTGATGATGCGAAATACTGCACAAATGTCTTGCACCCGTAGAAGCCTTCAAGGCACAACGTTAATCTGGTAATTTTGTCCATAATCTCAGTGAAATCATACGGAACATGCTTTCTTGGCTTGTATAATCTGATGATCTTACCGTCTGTAAGCTCTACAATGTAGCCACATCTTCTTTTTGAAAATTCCTGCATTTTTCTGCTACACGGATATACCTCGGTCTTGATGATCTGCATGTACTTTTTTCTCAGCTCCTTCTGTGTCATTTTCACATCTTCCTTTCTTCACTATATCTCTTTGATTTTTTATGCCTAAAAGCATATTGATCAGAACTGAAACACCTCTTTCTTTAAAGTTTAATCCTTTTCTTTCTTCTGCCTAGTTCCCTCTGCCTTGTAAGGGTGTACATAAACTCTTCCTCTGGTCTTATTTTCTGCTTAATCTTCAATTTAAGCATTGTCCGCATAGCTTTGAGAAAATCTTTTTTCTCTTTTTCTGTCATGTTATATTCAAAAGCAAGCGTAGGCGTAATTAACTTTTCAGCTAGTAAGACTTGCCGATTTTTCTTCACTTTGAAACCCTTCTTTCTTTTAATATTGGAACACTCCTGCGTCCATCCTTTCATTGTATCTTTTCTCTGCATAGTATCTGAATGTGTAATATTCAAGACCACATTTCTTTGCGGCTTCGCTGCATCCAATGTCTCCTTGTTCCCATTCCAGATATACGTCTGTAAAGTTTGGCGGAAGAATCACTCCTCTCTGGATTCCCTTCCTCTGCTCTCCAATCTCTTTCAAACGGATATTTGCATACTTACGGAATGTTGTATGCGACATCCCACATTGTCTAGCTGCCTTTTCGTCTGAGAGCAATCCGAGCTTCCATTGTTCAAAGCAATCATCAAACATTGGCGGCAAAGGCTTTGGCGGCACTTTATTGCCAGTTTTGACGGTATGCCTATCGCCTCTCTTCGCAAGCTCTTCTCTTGCATATCTTTCAAAAGTCGTGACGCAAACACCTATCTTCTTTGCACCTTCTGGTCCGGTTAACTTTCCATCCCTCCAGGCAATGTAAAGCTCCTCTGGAAGTGTAGTTTTTTTCGCGACAAAGTTTGATCTGTGACCTGTTTGCTTTTTAAACGGCTTTGCTTTAGCCGCATCTTGCCAGTGTAGCCAATTTTTATACATTGGACGCTGGCTAAATTTCGAACAGTGATATCCTAACTGGATATTATGTGCACGGTTATCAGCTTCTTCTGCAGCTTCTTCTTTGCTCAGAAATACTGCCCTTCCAAGCGCTAATCTCTCCCAATGATGTATATTATTCGTATTGCTTCCGATGTCACGTTTTTCGGTTATCGTATCAAAATGTGTGTCTGTCACGGCTATAACAACCGATTCAACAACTTCAAGTCCGTAGTTGTCGAACCCTTCGAATCCTTTCTGCTTTAATTCATAGTTGCTTAATCGGTATTCCTCTACGTGATAGACAGGAGTTCCGATCTTAATCTCATCCATTCAAATCCTCCTTTATCAGTTTTAGATCATATCCACCCTGCACAAATTCTTTAGTGAGCTTGTGCCTGATTCCGTTGCCTAAGTACTGGTATATATCAAGCATGTCATCGTCAGAAAAATTTGTCTGCAGATACTGGTTTATACCCTTTCGGGTTCTATTCCAGAATCTTACGTTCCTTACGTGTTGCTGATAAACCATCGTTTTGCAAGCGTCCCTTGACACATGTTCAAGCAATTTACATTTAAGATCTTCTTCACTCTCAATGTCAGCTATAGAAAAACCAGAACGTTGCTTGTTTAACAGCAAGTATCCATCGCTGCTGATACTGCTACCAGGAAAGCATTTCATAAGCTTTAAAATTTCATTCAGAATCATAATCGCTCCAATCAATCTTCTGTCCGCAGTATGGACAGTGTACGCAAACTCCTGCTTCTGATTCATACCGTGTGCCACATGTCGGGCAATACCATTCGTATACATTTTCGTTTGATGCACAGATGACTGGTTCTTCTGCAATTGTTTTATGCATGTCTCTGTTTTCGAGAATGTTGTTGACTATTTCACATGCCGTTTGTAGGGGTACTACACGACAATAGGTATGTGGATATGCTGTCGTAACCATCAATTCACTATTGCTAATCAAAAGGTTTTTGATTTCATCGCTTTTTGCAATAGACATTTAACAATCCTCCCAGTCAATCTTCTGTCCGCATTTTGAACAATAGGAAGCAAGGCAATCATTTATGATGTTTCCACATACAGAGCAGCTACATGCGTTCTTATCTGCCAGAATAACCAGTTTTTGCGGAATCTGCTTTTTAAGAGCGCTATGTGCCTTCATGAATACAAACGCGGTTCTCATTGATTTTTCAACTGCCTTGTAGTCCTTTTTCTTCAAGGCTTGCTCAGTTGCTCTGGTGCAAGTATCAAGTTTCTTCTTTAATATCTTCATGACTTCTTTATTGTTCATTTGCTTTTCCTTTCTTACAGGAACGGACATGTTTCGTAATTAAACAATTGCCAGGTCTTACCTACTTCTGCAACGTCCACATTTGCCATTCCTGCGACTTTTTTTATTCTTGTGACCATTTCCTCTGGTACTGCATTATTTGCACTTAAATGGCAAATAATGACGTTCTGGAGTGCGTTTGTTGTGTTAGCTTCTATGAAGCCTGCACACGTTTCTAGCTCCATATGCCCCTTAATGACATGCAATCGTTTACCAGTGACATCCTCTGAAATGTACTTCTTTTGGTAATTGCAAGACACTAATATATGGTCAATATCCTTAAATCGCCACCTTACAAACTCTGTATCAGTAATGTAGAGTATTCGTCCCATCTCTGGATGCTCGATGATGAATCCATAGCACGGACACTCTGTACCGTCTGCATCGGTATGTTTGAAGTGTCCATGCACATCATTCATTGGAACTGATACAATTCTAAATTCACCATATCCACCGATATAGGAGTTATCTTCGTAAGGTTTGTAGACTGGGATTCCCATTTCTTCCAGATCACTGACTGCTTCTGAATGATCTCTGTGTTTATGTGTGGTAACGCATCCAACAATATCGGATACCTTCCAACCGCATCCCTTTTTGATCTTCATGATCGGGATTCCTGCGTCAAGAAGAAGCATCTTGCCTTTGTCGTCCTTTAAAACATAGCAATTACCAGAACTGCCGCTGGCTAAACATGTTAGAATCATCTAAAAAACTCCTCTCTCAAGTTCTATGTCATTCATCCCTCCACACTCTCAATGTGGTAACGACCATATCCACTCGTTCTCCCACTTCCAATTCCATTTCCGAAACCTGCAAGACGAATGATGTTTAAGATCTGTTCCAGAGAATACGCATTCTCTGTATACTGAATGGTGAATGTTGCGCTCCATCCGCTAAATCTATTCAGTCGTACAAGCACTGGAGCACCCTTCTTTGGTGACATAAGCTTTTCGTCAATAAAATGCTCTGCAAACTTGATCGGAACCAGATTGCCCTTCGCAATGACATTTACAGCGGCATTGAACTTAGTTGCGTAAGTATCAATCTTGTTCTGCACAACAGCCTGTCCGAATGATTTTTTTAAGCCAAATGCCGTAATACACGGTGCATTGTTGGCCAGCGCTTTTCTTAAACCCTCTTCTGTGAAGTCTGTAGGCTTTCCGTCATACCAGTGCATAGAGGTGATCACTTCTTCCCATACATTTGTAGCCGCTGTGTCCTTAGCCTTGTTCTTTCTCTCATCGGTAAGCTTTCTGGCGCTACAATCATTCATCTTGTTAAGTACCAAATCCCCATCACCTGCAATAGTAATTCTTGCCTGCTTGATGCTTAACGGCTTTAATTCGATAACCTGTGTTTCTTCCTTCTTTGTCATAATTTGTTTTCTCCTTTTTGTTTTGGTCTAAGCTTCCGCTCGAGGCGCGTCATGAACGTTGTGATGCAATGTTATGTGCTGTTGTGTCGTGCTATGTTCTGTCCTGTGCTGTTATGTTTTTGACATATGAGCCATTTCTTTTCTCAGATGGTGCATACCGTTACACCATCCATAGAACACTCGAATTAAGCATTGAAACTGTTTAGACGGCTATCTTGTCGATTTCTTCAAATACGCTCTCTAACTCAGAAAGCGACTTATACCGATTTTGAAAGCTTCTCAGCTCTGCGTAAGCCCTCTGCAGCAACTTCTGATACTCGTCAGGTTGTGTTGCAAAATGTGTTGTCGGCATATACACATTTCTCTGACTTGTGATCTGAAAGTGCCTAATAGGTGGTTTGTTGTCCTGCTTTGGTACAACTACAAAGAACTGGATAAGCTGTCTTGCCTGCTGCAAGCGATATTTCTCTGCCGCTATGCTATCGTTCCATTTAAAACACTTGTGCAGCTCTGACTGTTCGTCTCTCGCTTTCTCAAGTACTTGTTCTGGCGTTATCTCTGCATCTCTTCCGATTTCATCCAGACACTTTGCGGCATTGGCTTTGAAAATCCCTTCTATTCTCCATTTGATTTCATCCATAGGCTATCTCCTGATCAGGCAGACATAAAAGGTGGCAAAGCATCTTTGTTTGCTTCCTTATTCTGCTCATTTGGTTCTTCAAATACCTGTGAATTTGCGTTTTCTGAAATATCTTTCTCCATCTGTTCCTGCAAACTTTCACTTGTGTTTTCTTCAAAATCATTGTCCTCTGCTTCCTCTTTTGTATAAAGTCCCATTGCAACTTCTGGACAATTAAGTCTTGAAAAAAATGAAGCAGCACGATATCTAAGCATGAGCTGTGGCATTGTTTTCCACTTACTACCGTTCTTTGCAATCCATCCTTCATCCTTTGCCATTTGCATGTCAACTGTCATACCATCAACTCGTCTGCCGTCTTTGGTAGTCCAAGCGGTACAAGAAAAAGGCTTTCCGTCTTTGTCTTTTGTTTCCTCGTACTGTAGCTCCATGTCGAATTTGTGGCTGTTGTTAATTCTTGCAATAAGAAACTGTGAACTCCAAGACGGTCTACCTTGAATAGGATATAAATTCTGCATAACCATCATTGCGCTCGCACCCATTCGTTGTGCCATTTCGATGGCGATTAAACAGTTAGATGGATTCTTCTGGTATATAGCCGGAACAATTGTGGATTCAGCTAACGCCTTTGCCATCTGCATAGCCATAATGAAATTGTCACTTGTTCCAAAAATTCCAAGACTATAATCGGTTACTCTCTTTGTTGACTGCTGCACAGCCTGCTTTCCACTCTCTACAATTGCTGTATCTGCCATTATTCCTCGCCCTCCTTGACTTCCTTGACCTTGATATCTATCTTGTTTAATAACTCACTCAATTCCTTAAATGATTTAAGTGTAAAACTGCTAAACATCACGAGTGCGATAGCGTCTTTTGCTAAATCACCTGAAAAATATGATACTTTGCCTTGTACCACTTTAAACTTTAACCCTGTTGGGAAAAGCTTGTTATCACCTTTTACAACTTCGACTGTGCCATTGTAAGGAACTGGCTGTTTTTTCTCTTCCTGCTCCGGCTCTGTGCCCTCTGCACTGCCTGTGTCATTATTCTTGTCAGCCTTTAATACATCTAGTAATTCCTGTGCAGCGTCTCTGAGTGCTTCCAAAAAACTAAGATCATCTCTACTTTTGAAAAATCCCAATCCTGTTTCTTTGGTTTGATTGTCTTTAATAATAATCATTCCTATACGTTCTCCAGCACACACCTCAAATCTCTCACTCATAATTATTCTCCTTGTTCAATTTTATTGTTTTCTGGCACTCTTTTAAGTGTCTTGATATTGCTTCTTCCATAGGCTTCTATCCATGAAAGGTCTACTGGCTCATCTACTACTGTGACTTTTGTACCGTTTGGAGTTACTGCTTCGTCTCCCGGCTTTAAATCTTCCTCTGCCGCAAAACAATAACTTCTTTTGCTGCCCTCATATCAGGCTTTTACATAATTCATTTGCTCACTCCTTTCAACAATTCTTCTACGTAAAGGTCCATAGAATGGCATAATTTCTTGCAATTCCCGTGAAGTGCATGATTTTTCCACGCGTTATAATTTGTATAAAACTCTGTGGACATCATCTCTCCTGCCTTCACAGCTTTTGCCCAGTTGTTCAATTTCTTCTTTATTTTCCGCTTATTTTCGCCTTTTATTTTCCTGATGTACTTTCCATCTTCTGTTACGTAATGATGGAATCCCAAAAACGAAATCCCCTTACTGAATGGAACTATTTGTGTCTTCCCATTTAACGATAGGTCAAGGGTACTAACAAAAGCTTCTACAGCTTCTTTGCACCACTTTGCGTAACTTCTGCTTGAACATATCAAATAAAAGTCATCTGAATAGCGCCCATATTTATCTATTCCAAGCTCACCAGTTACAAAATGGTCAAGTCCATCAAGCATAAGAAGCGCATACATTAGTGCAACAGGATTTCCGAGTGGAAGACCTGGGCTTTCAACACTATCAATGAACAAATGATTTAACCATACTGTATATTCGTCGTAGAAATAATAATCTACTATATCCTTCACTGGATCATGTTCTATGGTGTAAAAGAATTTTCGTATATCGCACTTTAAAATCCATCCATTTGTTCCATGTTCTTCGTAAAAGCTTAGCATCTGTTCTTTCAGGCAATCCATTCCAAAATGAGTACCTTTATCTATCTGGCCTGCATAATTGGTTCGAATAAATTCAGACTGTAGTCTTGGTCTAAGAACGGTATAACACAGACAATTCTGAACTACTTTGTCCTTAAAAGCGCAGGACTTGATTTCTCGCTCTTTCGGCTCATATATTTTGAATTTGTTATACGGGTTCATACTGTACGTCTGATTCTCAAGCTGTTCTTTCAATATGTGAAGCCCTTCAAGACTCATTGTTTGAAATCTTGCACAACTTCCATTAAATTTCTTACCAGATTTCGTTTTTTGGTATGCTTTATATAAATTTTGAAAATCGCATATAAGATCTTTATCCATAGTAAAAATTCCTTTGTATTTATCCTCTTCGGAAAGGTCATTTGCTTTTTTGTATCTTTTGCTGATTTCGGCTTAATACCTACTCTGACGGCCTGTTTGACACAGAATGGGCGAACACCGTTGCTGTTGTTGCAATTGTTGTTGTTGACGTTGCCGGACGGAAGAACAACGGTCTTAACAGCAAATAACCTAATTTTATTATCTTTCTTTGTCTTTAGTCCTCCAGGCAATTGCCATATGCTTTATATCTGAAACCATCTTCGACCAATATTCTGTACTTTTATTGTTGATGATGTTCAACTCCATTGACAATTCAATATAGAACAATAACTCATCACATTTCGTTATTGCTTTTGTCTGGAGTTCTGATCGCTCTTTAGGATAAAGTCTCAAATCTGTTCGGTTCGCTTCATATAAATGCTCATAAATCTCAAGTGCTTTATTTTGCATTTTATCTACGAGTGAGAACCTATATTTTTTGGATAACGGTTACAATTAGAAGTTATTATTAAAGTATGCTTTGCCAGCTCTTTTGCTTTAAGAATAACTCTGAGTTCTTCTGCCACTTAATTACTTCTCCTTAGATTCAAAGATTGAAGGGGAAAAGATGCAAACTGGGCGAACACCGCCGCCGCCGTTGCAATAGCTGCCGTCGACGCAGCCGGACGGCAGAACAACGGTAGTCAATGTATAATATCCGCTGTGCGACGTACTCCATGGAGTAAGTAACCACCAGCAACACTCTTCATTTGGAATTAGACTTCTATATTTTCTGTATTCGTCAAGAGTAAGCAGCGAAACCTTGTCTTTACATGCTCTGTATTGATTCTGTCCATCAACAGACAGTAAATCCCTCTCAAATTTAATAACATTCTCCTCTCCAATTTCATTTTCTATTTTTTCAAGGAGATCACTATTCAGATGCTGACGTAGTTCACTGATTCTCCAGTCATTTATGTCTGGATCAAATCTCATCAACTCTGATTTTTCTGCAAGGCACATGCAACCCAAATCAAGAACATCAATGATTTTCCATTTTAGCCCTGCAAGTTCGAACTGATTGCCTGCTTTAGGCTCAACATCAATTTTTCTTTTTGAATTACTTTCTAAGATGCTTACTCTTTTCTTTAGATCATTGAACTGCTTTTGCAGTTCTTCTAATGTTAATTCAGCCATCTACTCTCCTTTCTTTGATACAAAGATGTTAGATTTTAAGATGCAAACTGGGCGAACACCGTCGCGGTTGTTGCAAACGTTGTCGTTGACGAGGCCGGACGGAAGAACAACGGCGATTGAACGATTGTATTCACGGTTTGGACTAGTCCATGCTGTACAAGTCCACCACCAATCATCCAAATCATTATTAACAATCAAGTTGTTATACTTTCTGGCCTCGTCAAAAGTGATCGGGCGAACCTTGCAAGTCAGCTCTCCGTAGTCGTTCTGGCCATCTACCGTCTCAAGGCTAACTCTGTGTTCCACAAGATTCTCTGCTCCGACTTCATTTTCAATAGTTGGCTGGATTTCAACTTCGATGCATTTTCTAAGTCCAGATGTTTTGTAATCCACTGTATCATCTGCAAATTTTCTGTTTTCTGCTATAAAATCCTTCGAGATAACCTTGGTTTTTCCTTCGTGCTGTTCGAGGACAATATAATCATCCTCTCCAATGCAAAATGTTTCTCCGGCTTTTAAGCTTTCCAGTTTAACCTTGTTACTCTGCTCTCTTTCTTCAAGCATTTTTACCAATGCTCTTGCAGCTTCAAGTTCTTTGCTCATGTCTGTCTCCTTTCTTATAGTCGTGGTGACTTAACTAAATCACGTACAACTCTATATTTTGAAATGTTTTCTCCATCTTTCTCAACAAAGTAGAATGCTTCGTCATTTGGTTCTCTGAAACCGCTATAGTACTTTGTATTTACTATTGCTGCATCCTGCTCCTTGGAGCGGCTGCACCATTCGCGGATTTCTGCGCCGAGATAACTTTCTCCGCTGTTCACTACAACCATTTGCTCTCTCCTTTCTTTTCTTCTCTGGTGGATTGTAGCAATCTATAAACTCGTGTAAGTCATACAAGCTACATCCTCTAAATTTCAATGTTTCATTTTGTTTCCATAAGCGTTCTGCTCTCACACCAAATTCGTCTGAAAAGCTCTGGATCAACCCTTTCATGGCTTTCTGCCTAGCTCTTTTAATTTCTGTTGCCGTTCTTCCAGTCCTTGGCGCTATTGCATCCACTCTTCTGTAGATATGCCCAATCAGTTCTAACCGCTGCTCCTCTGTTAACTTCATAGGCTTACTGTAACTGGCGATAAATCGCCTGAATGATCTTGGCATCATACAACGCATTGTATTTTACTCCTTTAGGAAGCGGCTTTCCCAACTTTGTTAAGAGTTGTTCGCGTGATAAATCAAACGCTTCCTTTTCAGAAATTCTTAGCACCCTTGCAATATCCTGATTGATGTCGTGGCAACTTGCTGATACGCAATTAGGAAGCTCCAATGCGGAACTTGCCAGAAGATCAACCAGTAAAACAAAATCGTAATGAGATACATCTGACACAAATTGAATATCGCTCTCAAAATGCTCAAGCCATCCAAGAAGTGATTCTCGTACCTCATATTTACTACCGACCACAAATACGGTGTTTTCCTTGTCTAGCAACTCTGCAAGCTCTTTGTTCTCGCCCTTTACCACTGTATTTGACAATACGTTTTCCTCAATCCAAGGTGTGATCTGATAGTCTGCAAAATCATTAAATTCTGCGTAAAATGATTCACCGCTTGCAGATACAATTCCAATACTTATTAGGGTTGTGTCTTTATGCAACCCTGTAAACTCTGCATCAAAGTACAGATTTATCATTTTCTTTCGCTCCTTCCTTTTCTTTATATTCCTCTGCCTGCTCCATTCCAATAATGTAGGCAAGCTGTTCTTCTGTTAAACATGGAAGCAGCCGTGTTGCTGTTTCAAGCAATTGTTTTTTGCTTTCCCCATGGTAAATAAAAATTGTTGATCACTCCCCTTCTTCGTTGTCTTCAATGTTGTTTGGATTGAGCATTATCATTAACAGCTTCTTCCAAGCAAATGATGTGTTTACGGTATATCCATTTGCGGTTTGATACTGCATATGTACCACATGTGGGTACTTCGCTTTAATTGTCGCGTTAACCGTTACCAGCGTTCCGTCTGGCGTTTTTACATTCAGCACAGCAGTGTCGCCCTGCTTTGCTGTTTCTTTCAGCAGCTCCGTGTCTTTGCTCATTTCTCCGCTCAAATGCGGCAATATTTCTCTTAGATTCATACATTTCCTTTCTATATGGCTCAGGCATTCTAGCCCAAGCCACGATTTCATAGCCAGAATCTTCAAATCCGCCGTCTGGCAAATTTGCCTGGCAGGCTTCGCTTGAAACCCACCATCTAAATCTGCCCTTTGGGTCTGGACCCCAATAATACTCGTGGGTGAGTCTAGTCTCGCCCCATCTGATTGTGCACAGCAGATAGCCTGCGGTCTTATCTGGCATCTTTTTAGTCATCCAGAACATCTTTTATCACCTCTCTTAATTTATATTTGCAACATTTCTTTTTTTCTTACGATGTTGTGACTGTGTTCTCTATCCAGCCGAGCAAATAGTTATTCTGGATACTAGAGCAGCTATTTGTCACTTCACTCAGCTTCTGCAGAGTGCGTTTTTTCTGTTCCGTCAAAAAACAGTATGCTGCTGTCTTAGACTTTTCTTTTACCTTTTTATCTGTCATCACGCCTGCACCTCCTTTCTACATGTTTCCACTTTTTCAATGTAGCTAATCATGTCAGCAAAGCTTTCTGCTCTGTACAAGATTGCTCTGTTTGTGTCAGCAAGTAGTGTGTATGCACTATCAAGCTGAAATATGTAATATTTGTGCATTCCCTCATAGTACATGCAATCTTTAAGTACTACAAACTTGTTAATGTCAAACATTGTTTGTTCCTCTCTTATGTAATTTCTGCTATCATTTCTGCCTTCATCCTGGCGAACTTGTTGATAAAATGGATTTGTCCTTTTCCAGTTACAAGCGTTGTTCTTGTGATTCTGACACTTCCGTCCGGATTCACAACGGTACGTTCCTTAACTTCAAAGAGTTTCTGTTCCATCGCCTTCTGTGTCGGCATATTTTTACTGCCGCCACTTTTAATAAGATAGTCATTTTGGCGCATCCACTCAAAGAGTCTGTTCTGCCCGATCTCGTGACCATTCTGGCAAATCAGTTTTGCCATATCTCCGATCAGAATTGAGGTCCTGCTAGACTCCACTGCATCCGCAAAGATTTCTTTAGGCTTCATGCGTTCTGTGTCTGCAATCAGTACCTTGTTCTCTGCCTTGAGCTTATCAATCTCGTTGTTGGCAATCTTTAAGGCTCTTGCCATCACCTGTTCTGGTGTATTCCATGCCTTTTCGAGATCAATGAAGTACTGGCGGTACTGCTTGCCCTTGTCAGTGCGCTGAATCATACAGATCTGCTTTGCCATGTCGATGGAGATTTGATAGTCAATGGATGGTCTTCCACCCTGTTCAGAGGTTTTTCCCACTTTTGGGAAAAACTCATTTCCCTCTGAAAATCCATATTCGCACATACGCTCAAACCACGTTGCAAACTTTGTGTTTATCTCCAATCCCTCATGTAATTCTCTAGCTGATACAGTAGGCTGCTCTGACTCGTAGTTAATTCTCAAGAGTTCCATGTTTCGGCTCCTTTCTGTTTAATTTTCAATGTCCGTTTGTTTATTACACTTACAGTATAGTTTATTAAAAATACTTTGTCAATAGTTTTTTGATTGTTTAGTAAACTTTTTTGTTGACTTAGTAAACAATACTTGCTATAATAATAATGGAAGGAGGTGATAAGATGGAAACTACAATAGGCGAGAGAATAGCAATGGTGCGAAAAAACCGAGGCTACACCTTAGAGAAATTTGGAGAAGCCATTGGAATAAAGAAAGGTTCAGTTAGTCTACTAGAGCGTGGTATCAATACTCCAGCTGACAGAACGATTTTCATGATTTGCAACAGATTTAGCGTAAATGAACAATGGCTCCGTACCGGAGAAGGCGATATGCTTAAGAACGTTACACCATCAGAAGAGATTGCATCATTTCTTGGCACGCTTGCAATAGCAGGCGATGAAAATTTCAAAAAGCGTTTAATCCTTTATCTTGCGCAAATGAAGGATTCAGACTGGGAGAAATTGGAACAAGTGCTTGATACTCTTCTTGCAGGAAAAGATATCATCTTTCCACCAGGCACCAATGACAAACAAAACTAATTAACCAGACAGTGGGTATCCGTAATGCGGATACCCATTTGTTTTGTATACAGGGCGAATTTCTGGTTGCTATTTTGTGAAAACCTGTTTATACTATTTACATAGTGCAACACAAGCACAAAAGGAAAGGAAGAAAAGGACATGAAAAAGAAATTTGTAGCTGTACTGTGTAGTTGTATGGCATTGCAAGCAGTGCCAGTATTTGCAGAAAGTGAAGTAGAGACAGAAGCAGAAACTTCTGTTGATTATGAAGCAAAGTATAATGAATTGCTCAAAGACTACAACGATCTTCTTAAACTATATAATGAATTGCTTGAGGGTGATGAGGAAGAGAGTTCTGAGGCAGAAACCGAGGCAGAACTCCCAGACGGTGATATCCTGTTCAAGGATATTCCGTGGGGGACAAATTTTGCGAGTGTGCAGAGCTTAACACCAGAACTTAACCTCCAAGCATCTATAGATCAGGCGCTTCCTGTCTATTCAGTTGATGATATTATCTATGGTGGAATTACTGGTGTTGACTATGATTCGACTGGTTTTATGGCAAGTGCTTTCGCTTCAAACTATCAGCAGCCAGCCTTTGGATATACAACATCTTCTGTATATGCGTATTTTGTTTGCCCTTCAGCAGACGGTGTAATTGACTATAATGTGGCAAATGCTATGCTGTACGGTGTTACATACGAATTTAATACAAATGATGTTAGCCCAATGGCAAATGATTTAAAAGAGCAATTAACAGCTACTTATGGCGAACCTTCACAGGATTATGACGAAGATTCTTTCTCAACTAAGGGCGGCTCATTTATATTTAATCTCTATGATGGTCATTTTACTATTTGGGAAACAAAGACCTGCATCTTATCAATCCACTCTTGCGATTATGGTAAGGATGCTGCCGCTCCAAGCACAATCCAGATTAACTATGCATGGAAAGATGCATCTGATATCTTAGAGCAGAATGATAAAATTGTTTCAGCCCAGTAAAACATTAAGAGGACACCCATTACTGGATGCCCTCTTTTTATTTTGTCAAGATATAATAGACAACTCTGAGTGTGCTTAGTCTTTCCTCATTCCTCAAGAGCTCTCTGATCTTTTTCTTATAACACCATATCGTTGCTTCTTCAGCATCTTTTTCAATATCCTTTTCAGTTCTACTTTCCGCCATTCATTGCCCTCTCTTTCCTCTATTCTCTCGTCATTGCCTGTGCGATCAGCTCACAACGATATTTCTTTACATCGTCTCTATCTGTTAACTGATACAAAAAATCAAGCAATTCCATTTCGTTACGTTTTTCTTCCGGAATAAACGTGGATATATATGCAATCGCTCTTTTTACATATTCATTGCCTTTTAATTCCATGATGCTATCTAAAAAACGTCTAACCACATCACACATATAATCACCTTTCCTTTGCAAATGCATCCACAGAAATTTCGTATGCAGCTTTAACCATTTCTGTTTCATGTTCTCTTTTGATATAAGTTCTGCTCTGGATTCTTCCAGACAGTCTAATTTTGTCCCCAACCTTTAAATTTGATGCCTTTCGAGCAAGCTGATTCCAAGCAATACAATGCAAATAATCGCTCTTGCCATATGAACGATTTACAGCAACTATAAGCTCACATAACTCCTTTTTTAATGGTGTTGTGCGATATATCGGTTTGCTGCATAAATACCCAGTCAATGCAATTTGGTTTCGATGTTCCCCACTTTCTACTTTGATTTCGCGAACTAAAAAGTACTGCTGTACATGTCTTTTGCCGTCGCTAGTGTAATAATTCTTGCTTCGCCATTCTCCGATCACTGTCACTTCCTCCTGGCACTTTAAAGCTCCGATTCTATCCTTTGCAACAGCGATTGGTATTTCATCCTTTACTCCACTCAGGCGGCTTGTCTCGATGGTGTTTGAACAAAAATCACTCTCCAAGCAGTCTAATGCTGTAAAATTGTCTAGTAATTTACCGTGAATAATGGCAAAATTAACCATTGACTCTGTTACTTTGCAGTTGTAAACTGTCATCATTAGTAGCCTCCTTTCTCTTTTCTGCTATGGTATAGATAATAGCACTGGTGACTACAATTGTATTGACTTTGTTCACATTTTTTTCGGTCAAAGTTTTTTGGCTATTTTCCAAACTTTCAAGTGCCAGAAAACTTTGACTTTACCTTTTGTTTGATGTAGCCAATAAATTATACTTTTTGTTTTTGCTAAAGTACAATTTATTGTAAAAATGACATTTTGAACGAATATGAAGGGTGGTTTTTGACATGAGAAATCGAGTAGCTGATACTGAACGACTTATAAAAGTTATAATTTATGTGCGCAAAAATGCAGGATTGTCACAAATGGATTTAGCAAAAGCACTTGGAAAGAGCGTAGGAACAATAAAAAACTGGGAGAATGGTCTTGGTGCGCCAGACTTCCCAGCGCTGCTAGAGTGGTTTGATAGATGTGGTGTCGATGTAGAAAAATGTCTTATGGCTATCTATGATCCTAACAAATATGAACGTATTTATCGCCCTAAAAAAGATAGTGAGACACTGTCTGCTCTGCAGGAATACCTAAAGCACGAAGATGCTGCATATCTGAAACGTCTGTATTACAATGTCTTTTGCGATACTGGCTCTGATTGGCACGCACAGCTTGATATGCTTACGGCATTGAACAAGTTGCCGCTTGCTGACCGTATAACGTCAGCTCAAGCATATCTCGACAATTTTCTGATTCGGCAGGCACGCGGCGAGGTTAAAGACGCTTTTATAGAGCCTGACTTGAAACATTTAGAAGAATCAATACAGCAAGCAAAGCAATCTGTTTGTGAGAGAAAGGATTCCTACTTAAATTTTAAGCAATAAAAATAGGGTGCATCATCACTGATACACCCTTTAAGCTTAAATAAAATATGTGATTGAAAATGAAATTGCTCCGCTTGCATTATACGAACTTCCACCAGATGCAGTCTGAAGAACTTTGATTGTTCCATCTGTTCCAATTGAAATTGCGGCAGTTGGAGAATTATAATATCTAGCTGCTAAGTTAATTTCTTTCGTTGGTCTATAGCCTTGCGCCAGGGTTCCGAGCGTTTGGAACGCTGCTGTGGCTCCTGTAACTCCCATAACGACATTGACCATACTTCCTATCTTTCTGACACGTGCTCCAATATAACTTACAGCAGTGATTCCACTACCCAATGTTATGTTTACCCATCCACTATCGGTCATCAAAGGCAAATCATTCTCATCAAGTATTCTGTACGCAGTACCCGATGTATTCCAGCGATATAAGCTTGAATTTTGAGCATTAAAGCCTACACTTCCGAGTCGCTTTCCACTACCGTAAAATCTTAACGTACTCATCATACCCGACGTGCAATTCAGACCCAGTACGTTTACGTTGCTGCTTTCGAGTGTACCTCCTGTTAATGGCAAGTAGTCGGTGTTTAGCTTAGATTTTTCTGATGCTGTAATCAGACCGGATTGTGTTGTTGATGCTAATGGGACCTTTAAAGTCATTGATAGCGTTCCCAAACTGATACTTCCGATTTCAACGCCGCTGCTAAATTCTGATTTCAAAGTTGTGTTTCCTTCATGAAGGATTTTAAAAGTATATAAGTCATTTCTAGCGTATATTGGAATATCGTTATACGTGGTTCCGTTAGCATTCAAGTAAATTGATCCACCATCTGATCCTATTGTTACATCATGCTTCGCAGTTATTATTACCGCACCATTTCCGCCTTGTAGTGTTACTCCCGTAGGTGAAAAAATGATGCTGTTATCGTCTGTGCTGTATAATACATCTTTGATTCTTGTTCCAATTATGATGTTGTTTTGATTTGCTTCAATTATAAAGCTTTGAGTGTCAGAATATGGGCTATTAACAGTAAAAGACCGGTTAAAGATCGCATCAAGTCCGGTTATGGTTCCGGTTGTTATGCTGCCAGCATCAAGATTTATCAAGGTTACCTTTTCTGCATCGAGAATGCCTGCTGTTAGTTTATCAGCAGACATATCCTGAATTTTTGCATCGGTAATTTGCGCATCACCGATCATTACACTTGTTATCCAACCCTGCTGAATATTTGCTTTATCAAGTCTGGCAAATAATATATTTGCATCATTTACCGTGATTGAGCTTGCCTGCAAGTTGGTGATCTTTGCATCTACAGCGTTTAATTGATTGAATGTGGCTTTTTTTGCCGTAATTTCTTGAAGGCTAAGAATATCATCTTTAACTCGTTGCAACGCTATTTCAGATGGACTTTTCACCTCTTTTTCTTCAAAACCATAAGATGCCACTTCTGACAGCAAACCACCATCAAATGTAATGGTGTGCTGCATCACTGGAACATCTATAAGATTATTTTTGGCATCAACTATTGTAACAACATCACCTACGTCAAGCCTTGGGTCACCCATAAACGAAAATGACACTGGATAATAGCTCATATCCTTTATTTTTTCAAGGATTTTATTGAGCCGTTCCTGTGTCATTACTGGATTGCTTAAATTTGTATTTATATTTGTTCCTGATTCGTAGTGATTGTTCTCTGTATCACAGCTGATGCCTGAGATTTGGCACATCGTTTCTGATTGTAGCAGATCATCAAAATATCTATTGGTCTTAATCAGATACGTGTGTGATTCTTTTAAAAATTCGATTGTATTATAGATAAATGATAGGTTTTGGTCTTCTAAATAGCTACCTGCTGTATCGCCTATCTTTCCTGGGTGATCAGTTGCTAACGCTCCATACCATCTAAATGTTACTTTTCCGTTTCTATCGCATATGGCAAATGTACCATGGAGTTGTGCGATGTATCCAACCACCTGCTGCATTGTGAAACCATCAAACGGCTCTTTGTATGTTTTCTCTCCCGACTGGTCGTTAATCGTCAATATTTTATCTATAATTAGGTTATCAGATAATTTGCTTGTGTCAAACTCAACACCTGTCTGTTCGCTTATATCAGCCAAAAATTCTTTACTTTCTACTGGATACTTCGTGATCTTACTTTTATATGCTTTAGCTAACTTTGACTCTAGCCTGTCATATGCTGTAAAAGTAAGCAGATTTCGGTCTTTTTTTTGCTCTTTTATTGTAAAATACCCCATTGGTATCCATTCTATAGCGCCATCAGCTATTGCTCCAATTTCAAGTTTTACTTCCGTGCCTTTTACAAATTCTTGCGATTTTGTAAACATAGATACTTCTATTTTGGAAGCTATAGCTCCACCCACATAAAAATAGCTATCAGGAGTTGAGAAATTTGTTTGCACTATCTCTTGGATTCCATCTGATATTCCGTTTAGCCTTGCGTAGAACGTTCTTCCGCTGCCTGATATAACTTTATCTAATGCTTCTGATACCTGATACATGACGATTTCCTTTCTCTAGCACGGTATACTCCGTGCTAGATATTTGCTTTATTTTTTATTCTCCGAGGATGTATCTTTTTTCTTCTTCTGTGAGAATCTTCATCCCTTTAATCTTTTCTGCCGACACCTTTCCACTTTTGTACAGCCTTTTTAAACTCTCTACCAAACTTCTCATGCCAGTACTCCTTCCTCGATCAGCTGCAAGGTATATGCATCTATCATTTCTGTTGCGTATCTTGTCATTTCTTCGCTTGGCTCTGTATCGCCTTCATAATCAAGATATTGCTCTGGGGCCTGAATAATCTCCTCTTGCGTCAGCTTAAATGTCCTAAATATATTGCCATCATACTCATACATCGTCTCACTGCTGTTTTCTGGACCATCAATCGTAATCTTCTGCTCATCTGTACAAATGACTACATCCATTCCTTTTTCAAGCGGATAGAATGCTGCACTTAACTGTGGCAGCGTAAATCTCATCTTTTCCATAATTGTTTAATCTCCTCTCATGAGTGGATACAATTTCTTTGCATCTCTTTATATCTTCCGAGACATGATACTTTTGTTGAAAACGTTGTGTGTTTGAATGTTTAATAGCTCCATAACGCCCGATATAGCTTTTAGCCAATGATAGTGGCACTTCTTTCTTTTGGTGGACTCTTTTTCTTACCTTCTTTGCAGTCCTTCTAAATCTCAAAAAATTTGATGAGCGTACAGTAAGACTTCTTCTTGATATTTTTCTTCCTAAAATATCAATGTACGTAGCACTCAGATCAATGAATTTTGACGTTTCCTTAATTTCTAGCCCTAAAAAATCTGAAACATAACTTGAAAATCTTTTTACCGCCATTTTTAAATCCTTCAAGCTTTTCGAAACAATTAGCATATCGTCCATCTGAAACAGGGCATGAGATACAAGATTGACACGATTAGTAGCTCCGTTCCTATGTTTTCTTAATTTGTATACCTGCTCATTAACATAATGACACGCATATGACATGTAGTAATTCGCAAGATATTGGCTAAGGTATGAACCGATTGATAATCCACCCTCAAATGAATCAATTAAGAAGAAAACGAGATGTATAACATTGTCGTTATCTACATCTCGCCTTAGTAGTTCTTTTAATTTACCTTTAGGTATGGTTTCATAATAATGCCTGATATCTGCTTGCCATCCCCATCTTATATCATGGTTGTCTACCCATTTCTTAATCGCTTTTGCGCCAAATTCGCATCCCTTGTTCTTTAATGCCCCACATTGGTAAAAGCCTATTTTCTTTCGGAATAATTCTTCCATTGCATATACAGCTATATAGTCGTATATCTGTTGCTTTACATCTTGTATCCCTATCTTTCTGACCTTTCCGTTACACTTATCAACTTGGTATCTGTAACGAATTGGCTTTACAACATATTTCTTTTCAATAATTTCTTGTTGTATACCGTCTATAACAGTATTGATCAATCCTTCCATCATGAAGTGCTCTTTGCAGATCTTTTTTATGATTTCACGTGGCAACTTTGAGTACTCTGAGAACATTCTTATAGTGTCCCCTCAATTCATCTTTCCACTTATGCAATCTCTTACTGCTCGTTCAACCAATATTCTGTTAGTTATATCTATTCTTTTACAACAACGTTTCAAGTATTTTTTATCCTTTTTGTAAATATCGTTTAAATTCCGAGGGACGTTCGGATGTCTACTAGCCCCAACCTATGTCTTTCACATAAGTTATCGGAATGTCCGTCGGCATTCCGATTCCCTTTTTGTTGCCTATTTAAGTGTTGCTTACACAGCAGCGGAATTACATCCGCGAAATGCCACACTAAGTACCAACGTACTATTTTGTCCCGTCAGACATATAAAAGCAGAGAGCGTAGTTCCAGTTCGCATTCGTCACGTCGTTCCTGAGATTCGCGTAGGAGAATCCGGCATTCGACCTGTTCCTGAGATTGCCGCGCCCGTGTGTGACAAGTCCTATTTTAAAATTATTTCTGTATACTATTTAAAGGTGCAGCCCCCTCTTTTGCTTGCGCAAAATTCACCCCTAAAAGGTTCGGAATTAAACGCAGAGAGCGCAGTACCAGATCGCACGCGCCACGACGTACCCGAGACCCGCGCAGGAGAAACCGGCACCCGACCCGCCCCAGAGAACGCCGCGCCTCAGTGCTTCGCGCCAACCTGTTCCATTACTGCTATTATATTGTCTGTCGCCAACACCGACTGAATCTCCTGAACCCTTGCTCTTAAACCATATAACACCTGTAGACAAGTCTATATCAATGTCGCCAATCCAAAAATCATCAGTTGTTTCAAGATCTACAGTTGCGATTTTTGTCCAGTTCGCGGCAGTGCTTGACCATGCAGCAGTTCCTCTAACGTAGTAGTCAACTGTTGTTGCTGTGGTCTTGTTCCACAGCTCGTTCATTGAGATATAATATGCACCAACCATATCTTCAATACCGCCAAGTTTGAATGCATGTTTACCATCATTCTTGATATATCCATCCACTCCAAGCACCTTGTCGGTTTGCCCTGCATGTAATGGCATTGATGATATATATGTATCTTCTGTAATTGTCATATTTTGCTTACCGACATATACTCTACTGTTATCTGTTCCAGATATTGCTTCGATAGCTGTTATTTTGACTTTATCTGCGATATTTCGCATGTATGCCTGTCCACGATCCAGATTGTCTGTGTGGCCAGTTGCATCTCCGATGGATACTGTCGCACCAACATAAAAGCTATTTGCCTGCGCTGTTGGAATTACAACATAATTAACTTTTTCTCCAGTCTGTGCAACTTTAGTTTGCACACTATATGAAGCACATCCTTGAAAGACTTTCTGACTATTTTTTGTCGCATACTTCATCCATAGCATACACAGCAGATATGCCGTTCGCTCTGATCCAGAGCCATGATATCCTGTTCCTTTCTTTTGCAGCTCAGTATTTCCGGACTGGGCTGAAGCAAAGTTATAAATTGCATTTCCAGATGATGAATATAAAATCCCGTCAATTTGTCCTGCATAGTATTTTGTCAAAATGCCATAACCGAGTTCTTTATTGCACCATGGTGTAACTGTTGTGCACTCCAATTCAGGATGCGGCTTCGTTGCAAAATGCACAATGTAATATGTGTCAAATTTTTGAATGCCCCAATAAGTTAATGGAACCATAACTCCAACATCTACTTTTCCAATATCGGAATATCCATTACCGCCTTTGATTGCTACTGGAGTCTTATTCTCTTGCTCATCAATCACAAAATTACAATCAATTGTCTGAAAAGCACTATGATTCGCAAAATCATCCTGCCCCTTTACAGTTTCTGTTGAAGGTACGGCTGTTAATCCAACTGATGCATTCATTTTTTCTCCGCTCGGACTGGTGCTTGTCTCATAATAATAAAACTTTGTTGAGAAAACCTCGTCTGTTGCTGTTTGTTCCCAGAAATTCTTCCAGTCAAACTTTGAAACATCTGTTACTAGTGTTTTTACCGTTTTTAAAAGATTTAAAATCTCTTGTGATGTTGACTCCATTGCCACGTCTACTGCCACTGCTGCCATTTTTTATCCTCACTTTCCATCGTCATACATTACTCTCAGTCCACCACTTTCATTTATACTCAAAGTAATTCCCTGGCCATTTGCTTTCTTTGCAAGTTCCTTTGTTAAATCCGCTATATTAGTTTCTTGAGTTTTTGATGCAGCCTTTAATTCTTCCACATCTTCCCAATTTGCAAGATATATTATTTTGTCAGCCATACACCTTCCTCCTCTACTTTGTTATCCTTGCAGCCAAGCACCCTTTGGCTAAGTCGAAGAAAAATTCTATGCCAGTACCATCGGCCTTTGTTTTTAGCGCTGTGTCCTGTTCTGTATTCTTCTTTTCAACCTTTGCGAATCTATCTCCAACTGCTTTTGCATCAGCTGGCATGTCTGCTTGTGACAATGTGGTATCTGTAGCATCTCTAAAGGATTCTTTTACATTTGATCCATCAACTTGCATTACGCCTTCTGCGCTGTCATACACAAGAAAAGTATCTGTGGATTTTACAGCCGTTTTTTTCTTATATTCCGTCCATAATCCCATAATGATCACCTAACCTTGTTCATCAAATTTAATGGCTGCGCACTGTTTTTCTGTATCATAGTACAAAGTCATTCCTTTTCCTGTTACCTTTTTGCTCAATCCATCCCCGACTGCTTTTGCATCTGCAAAGGCATCAGGAATAGTAAGTGATTTATCAGTTTCCAACGGATGAGTCTTATGATACTTTTCAACAGCCGCATCAATTTGATCTTCCGTTACAGTTGCATTCTGAACCTTACGATTTAAAATACCAATGACGTCTTCTGGTTTCATATTTACTCCTTAAATCTTGTTCCAAGTTGCCGTTGACTCTTCGAATTTATAATAATCGCCAGTATCGCTTGCCAGAAAAGAGCTGCCTGTCGCAACATACGTAGGCAGCCTGCCTACATCTTTTGCAAGCCCCTCATAACTACGTATATTGCCTTGCGCAGACGTACATACCAATGTACCCATATCTGGCACTTCTTGACCAGGCTTATAAAACTGCCCATCTCGCTTCACCGTGTAATCATATGTCATGCTTTTTTCGCCTCACTTTCCTCAAGCATCATGCTAATTGCTTCAAATTCAAGCTCTGATGCTTCTATATTCTCGATCAAGCTAATTGGAATCTTATAAACATCTACGTCAACTTCAATTCCATCCAGTAATTCACCCAACTCTGATTCTAGGTTTTGCTCCATTCCCTTTTTAGGGACAATGTCACCATTTTTCTTTTTATCGCAGTACTTTTCAATCAATTCATTTCTTGATTCTTGAAAAGGAATCGCAGCTTTATCAAGCATTTCAACATTGCGATTAATTGCGTAAATTGCCTTAATCGGCTTTCTTGCGCCATTGTTTTTAAACGATAAAAGTCCATTGATTGTTTTTACCAGCGTTCTATTTGACATCTTCATTTTGACACCTCATTTTTCAATAAAATTTGCGGCAACGCCAACATATCTGGGCAGTATATCGGCGTATGAATACACCGGATATGTTGGCGTTCCAACATAAAATTTGCGCGTTTCTGTTTTCCCAGACTTCGGATTTCGGAAAGTGATCGGAAAAAATGGTGGTTCTATTGCAACAGCAAAAGCTGCTGCTTCTTCATCATCCAAAGGCGCCAGCGTAAGATTTAACTTAATTTTCTTTGCTTTGATGTCACCTTCCATATCGCCAGACGCAACTCGCCCCGTATTGCGGCTCCAGATGATGTTATCTGTTATCGTCAGATCTTTAGCTTTCAGCTCCAATCCACTTATGATTACAGTTTTTACCGGACCATCCATTGCATTGTTTCCCTCCTTTACGTTAAAAGTTGCGCCTTGCCAGTCTGCATAACACGCGAATTGTTCTCACTCTTCACCACCTCAAAAATGCGCCTTGCATCGCCTTGAAGTGTGACATTGACAGTTATGTTTCCACTGCTGCCCATTTGTGACATTGCAGTTTGCATTCCTTCTGCTACTGCACTTTGCATCACGCTTGCAAGCTGTGATTCGTTGAGTACTTCTGTGCGTCCGCCTACATGCCCCACAAGCTCTGGTCCAGCCTCTCCTGCAATAAACATCGAACCTGCATTTACAGTACCGCCTGCATATCGTGGAATGGTGCTAAAGCTTGACATGAAGTCTTTTTTGATGACTCCTCCACTGCTAAATTGTGGTATGCTATGCCACCTTCCGCCATAAAAAGCTCCACCTTCTGCTTTCCGTGCTCCCACTATAGATGATACAAGTGCGGTGATTCCAGACAATATCAATGAAAAACCAGATTGTTTTTGAACCTGATTTACGAGTCCGAGGATTCCAGGCAGTGATAAGTTGCCGCTTTTTGCAATATAACTAATCCACGCTCCAATTCCACTCAGTGTTAATCCGCCAGACTGTGCAGCAATGTTGCTGATCCATGCTCCGATTCCGCTCAACGTCATTCCACTGATTTGAGATCCAATAAAACTGATCCATGCTCCTATATCACTTAATGTCATGTTGTTTTTTTGCGAACCTATAAAGCTAATCCAAGCGCCGATATCACTTAACGTCATATAGTCTTTCTGAGATCCAATAAAACTGATCCATGCTCCTATATCACTTAATGTCATGTTGTTTTTTTGCGAACCTATAAAGCTAATCCAAGCGCCGATGTTATCAAGTGTGAGATTCGACACCTTTGAACCGATGTAGCCAATCCAACCGCCGAGATTATCTAACGTTAATCCGCCTGTTTGTGATACTTTTGATACGCTGCCTTCCAAGTTGTTGATCTTCCTGTCTGCAATCTCGTCCTTTTTACTAGTGATAGCTCCAACAAAATCCAACTTTCTTATTGATTCAGGTATTTGATTACTTGCTTTGACAATACTTGCGGATACTCCACCAACCGTTCTCTGGTTTTCTGGAATTTCACTGGTATTAAGTGATCCTGCCTTTAAATTCACTTTAAATTCCTTGTCAAACATGTTTGTTAAAGTATTGCTGATTCCCAGTGTGAATTTATCAGATTTTAAAGATTCAGTTACGCTATCCAGTGTATCTCTCAGCTCATCTGCAAGTGATTTCCAAACTCCAGTCAACTTAATCCCTTTAAGCTTTTGAATTAAGCTTTCTGTATTGGTTGTTGCAGATGAAGTATTATCTCTATAGCGTCCCATAGCTACTTGCAATTTATCTACAGTCTCTCCAGATGTCTCGACAGTTCCATTTAATGATTCCATGTCTTCTTCCATTGTTCCAAATTGAGGATTCATTTCTCGCATGACTTGCCAAAGTGCTTCCTCGTCTTTTGTAAGATTCTGAAAGTCAATGGAACCATCTCTCACTTTTTGTAAAAACTTATCAAAAGTTTTTTCCCAGGTCTCGATTGTTCCACCGTATACATCCACTCTTGATAAAAGTCCATTTAATATATCAGCCTTCCATGAGATGGAATCATCTATAAATTTGGTTTTTAATTGCTCGAGAGCAACTACGGCATCGCCGTAAATCTTAGAAGCATCCTCTAACGCACTTGAAAATCCTTTTTGAATAGCTGCGTTTTTCTGCGTTTCAATAAGTTTTTCAAGTGTATCTTTTGTTCCTTGATAAGCCGTCTGTATGCTTCCAATTTCCTTAGCAATATCTGGTGCGTACTTTGAGATTTGTTCGTAGTAGAACTTGAACAAGGACTCGTCCTGCGCTGATAAACTTCCATTCTTTTTAAATTTCTCATTTATTTCCCAAAATTTGTCCAGTGAATCCATTGCCGAATCAAAATTACTAAGCTCATCTTGTTTAAACTTTGGCCACTCAACATTCAGCTTTGAAATGGCTTTGTTAAGGTTATCAGCTATAGCGGTATACTTTGTGTCATTTCCCCCAAATATAAGCCCCCATGCTGCCTCAAATAATCCAAAAAACGTGTTGGCAACTATATTTGCACTTGTTTTTAAGATTTCGCCCCAGTTGATGCCCTTAATGAAGTTGTTTATATCAACTCCAAGAGATCTCCAATTAAATGTTGCTGCAAACTCGTTAATTGCGGATAGTGCACCTTTAAATGCCTGGCCTAGCGCTTTTCCTGCTTGGCTAAAATCAGTCTTAGCCAAAAAAGTATTTGCGGAATTTGCCAGTTCTGAGCCTATTCTTTTCCAATCAACCGTTACTGAAAACGTAAGTAAGGATGAAGTTGCTGTATTCATTCCGTCGGATAGCATTGTGCCGATTGCTTGCCAATCTACCTCGTAAAATATGCTATTGATTCCGTTTGAAAAATTTCTGGATATCGAATTAAAATCAATTCCTTCTATCCCTGTTGTTAGCGCAGATGTGATTCCATTGATTCCAGCTGCAATAGTTTGTCCAGTTTTTGTATAGTCTCTATCTGCAAAAATGCTATTGATTGTATTTGCAAGTGCATTACCTGCTTCCTGCCACCCTGTAGTGCCGCTAAAATTGATTTTAGACATATCCACTACAAATCCATCAAGAAAACTCCATAAAGCCTTGTATTTGGCATTCAGAGTCTTTCCAAGGCCATCCCAATCAATAGTAGCTATCGCGCTTCTGAGTCCGCCTGACATAAATTCGCCAAGTGATGCCCAGTGAGTTGTGTCAATAAAGGTATTGATTGCACCTACGGCTGTGTTGACCGCTTCTCCAAGTGTTCTTCCAACGCTCTTATCAAGACCTTCCGTCTCAAAGAAGCCATTTATAAATGTTCCTGTGACTTTGGCAATTTTGTTTGCCTGCTCCTTGATTGGCTCCCAGTCAATGGAATCAAGTGCGTCACGGAGTTTCGTTCCAACTATTTTACCGATGTCAGTAAAATCGGATTTCGCCCAAGCGTCCTTTACAAGATCTGCAAAGTTAGATACCGCTCCTGGTATATCCTTTTTTGTAAAAAGTATAGGATCTTCCGTTCCTGAGCCGTTTCCAGAACCACTTCCGCTTCCACTTCCTGAACCGCTGTTGGCTGCGTTATCGAGATCTTCTGAGAACTTCTCGATTTCGTCAAATCCCATTAACTCACGTTTTAGCTCATCGGTCTTGTCTTTTAACTTATCAGTTGCGTCACTTGCTGCATCTCCTGCAGATGCTGTGCCGTTTAAACTGTCGCGATAGTCTTTGATGTTTTTTACAGCTACCGTATATGACGTTTGCCCTGTTATTGATGCTATGAAAGCACCTACGGCATTGATTCCTGCAACTGCATAATCTACAATTTGGTCGATAATTGGTGCAACAATATTCAGTATCGGCTCAAATGCCGCAGCTACGCTATTTCCAACATATGACATATCGGATGTCAGCAATGACAAGCTCTTATTCGCCCTATCGCTAAACATAACAAGATTGTTGATTCCGTCCTTGATTCCTGATCGTAGTTTGTTAAACAGCACATACAAAGATCTGATTCCAAAACCGTAGCGCAACACAGTTGTAATTCCGTGCTTTAATTTTTTGTTAAAGTCTCCGAGACTGGCTGAGGACTGGCTGAATGGACTCTTTAGCCCAGATAGTGCATTTTTGCTTGAGCCAAAATTTAAAAACTCCCATGACAACTTTGCAAAGCTTTTTGTGAACGATAATATCTGCTTGTTTACTTTCATTGCAAAAGATCCTATTTTGCCAATTGCACCTGCAACAGATATCGCCTTTCCTACAAATCCACCCATGATGCCTGCCAAATCACTTATATCTGATTTTAACTGGGATAGGCTAAGTGGCAATTTTTGCATGCTTCGGTTCAGTCTGTTGATATCCTCTGGTGTGTCTCTAAATATTGGTGGCTCTTGTGAAGCTTGTTCAAGCGATTGCCTGTAAAAACCTAAGTTTCCTGTAAGCTCACTTATGCTAGAGCTCATATGGTCAATAACCATGTCAGACGTTTGCGATGCATTTGACAATGCTTGCAATGCTGTTTCTGACAATTGACCAGTTTGTGCAAATGCTCTAACCTCATTCTGTGTTAATTGCAGAGCAGAATCCAATGCAGACAAGCTTTGCTCAACCAAATTTACATGATTGTTTAAATCATCTATTGGTGCAGAAGTTTCACTTGCGGTACTATATTCTCTGAGGGTTCCATGCAATGTTGACAGTGCGTTTTCTATGCTTTCAGTTGCAATTCCTAATTGCTGTGCTGATTGTACAATCATAGTTCTGGCCTGTGAGCCAACCCTATCTGCTGAAGATGGGAGTGATTGCAACATATCAAATAATTCTGATAATTTTTGTTCAACGGAATCAGTTGCAGTACCTAAATCCGATAGTGATTCCATTAAATTTAATTTTGGTGAATTTTTTTGTTCTGTTTGTAACATTTCTAGTGATTCTTGCAAAATTTTAGTTCTATATTCCTGCATATCCCCTAGAAATGAATTATATTCTGCTAACCACTGTTCACCTTTTGTAATGTCAGCTCCATTGCGTACAGCTTCTAGTGCTTCTCCAACCTGTTTGATTGAGGACCTTGTTTGTGCAAGCTGTTCACGGTATTTTAAAATTTTGTCAATAGCTACATCGAGACTTTCGTTGTTGTTATTCCATGTTTCGTTAATAGATTTAATAAGCTCGCCTTTGTAATTTATTAGCTTTTGATACAAAGACTGTATTTCGCTTAGTTTTGTAGGAATATTGATTTCATTTCCTTTTGCAGTCGTCTTAGCAATTAAGCGTTCTGGACTGCTAGATCCTAGTTCATATTTCAATTCAGAATCATGTACTAATTCTCTTATTGTTTTGCTTGCACTGTTTTTAATATCGGTAGTCTGTTTTATTGTTTCCTGTAATGCTTTTATGTTCAGCTTTGCAATTCCAGAAAAATCAATGTTTTTCAAAGAAGCCAGTTCACCCAAGCCAAGTTCTTTAAGCCCCTTGAATGCTCCTGCCAGACCTTTTCCATCCCCTACAGCGTTCGCAACAGATTCAATGGTTGACCTTAAATTGATAAGGTCTTTCATTTCACTGTTCACAACATCGGTTACAGTCTGCTGTTCTTTTTCAAATGCTCTGGTCTTCTGCCCGATGGCGCTTGTGACTTCTTTTACGCTTTCTGTTCCGCTGTTTTCTGATAGTTTTTTGCCACCATAAACATCGTTTTCCGTAATCCCATACTTCTCGCTAAGGTTAGGTATGTCTTTTGCAGCAAATTTTGATAGTTCGGATTCAATCTTCTGTACTGGAATCAAGCCGTTTTTGATAACATCCTGTGATGTCATCACAGCTTCCTTGCGTATATCTCTTAAACGCTCTACTACATCCTTGAATAGATCTGTTGCGTTTTTTGTAGTATCAAATGTGGTATTTATTGACTTGTTCATATCGTCTATGAACGTCACAAAATCCGTACCACTATTTGTTGTGGAAAAATTCTTGCCAAGTACACTTCGCAAGTTTGCAAATTCCCTGTCTGTATTTAAATCGTTCTTTACGCCAATCGGGATCTTTATGTTTCGAGCTTTTTTGATATAGTTATCAAAGGCCTTTTCAACACCGTCTAGCTGTCTAATCTCCTTAACGTTCTGTGCGATGGTATTTTTTACATTTTCCATCGCACTTTCTACGTTATCCATGGCCCTTTTCCATGTGTCCTCGGAAAAAATTGAACCCTTCTTTTCGTTAAGTTGTAGGTTGTTAAGCTTAATAGATGCTTCTGCCAGTTCTCTTACAGATTTCTCAACTGCTGCAATTCCTGTCTTGTTGGTTATCCCTGTCAGCTTCGTTAGTCTTTGCGTTAATCCATTTACAGATGTTGAGTAGCGGTCAATTCCGCTTTTGTTGTCGCCCAATCCGGTTAGGGATTGTTTCAACGCTTCAATATCAGATATAGCTTCTTTGATATTTGTTTTAGCTTCAATCCGTATTGAATCAATATTTACCTCACTCATTTTATCCCTCCTCCCTTAGATTGGGCTCTCTGGCAAGCCTTGCTTTTCAAGCTGCCTGATCCTTTGCTTCATCTCGTACACTGCGATTTCCTCATTTGACTCCGCATTGCCGTTTTTGCTTTTCTTCGCTTCCTGTTGTAAGAAAGGCATATCTGGATATTCGAACGGTGGTGTATGCTTACCTTTGAACCACTGGCTGTTACCCAGCGTTGATAAGATAGACATTCTCACATACTTGCCAAGCATGTGGTTTTGCATATCGACTTGCTGTTGATGCAGCTTGTAAGCAAGTTCATATGGTTTTAACTCACATGGACACATATCGCCTATTTTTTCAGCAGTAAAGCCGTATTGTTGCGTAACACATAAAAAATACGGAAGCAGCTTTTCATCGTAATAATCAATTGGATCTATTACTCTGTTTTTTGCTCTTTCGCTTCTTTCTCCGCTTTCATCTGCAGAACCTCTTTCTTGAAAAAACCATTCTGCATTACCTCTTTTAGCAGCTCTTCAAACAGCTCTTTGATACTCGAATCTTCCTGATCGGTATACTCATCAATCAATTCACACACCTTTGCTGTTGCCTCTTCCTTGCCTTTGTTTGTGTTGTAATCATACCCAAACTCATCCTTATGCCTTTTTTGCAGTCCCACAAGCAAAAACTCCGGAACCATATTAAGCACCATTTCGATATCGTCAATAAGATCACCATTGGACCGTTGAGCTTCATCATCGCTGGACTGCTGAATTTCTTTAATCTTCTTTAAAATTCCGCTCTTTGTAGTTGCTTCGATTCCAAACTTAATTTCGTAATTCATAAATTTCATAATTCATTCTCCTTTAAACAAAAAACGGGAAGCTCACGCTTCCCGAATATAGCTGTTACATTTCTTTCTTTGCCAGTGTAATTGATGTTGGATAACCATTCTCATCTTCTGTTACAGATACGGTGTAACTATCCTCGATCCACCTTGGAACGGTTACTGTGGCAATTGTTGCTGTTCCTGTGAGGTGATCTTCTGTTGCCTCGTCTGGTGCGAAAGATTCTGTTCCTACAAAAGCCACAATTCCTTCTGAACCTTTTCCATCTGTGCCGTAAAGGATGCAGATATCTAATTGTTTTCCCTCGTTTTTAACTAGTTCATCCTTATATTTTTTTTCAAATGCACCTGGTACTTCCATTGATGCAGCTGCTCTTCTTCCCTGTTCCTGAGTCTCTATCAAGTCTTCCAAGGTTGATGTATCAACCATGTTGACAGTGCCGAAAGGTGATGGAATTGATTTTGCTCTGATCAAGAGCTTATATTCACCTGCCCAGTAATCGGCTGCGCCATCTTCCTTTGTCTTTTCTCTGTAGATGATTCTACTTTTTAAACCTACTGCCATTTTGTATTCCTCCTACTAAAAAAGCCCCATCTTGCCGATGGAGCTTAAAAAATATCATTCCAATCAAATGTTCTTTCAAAACGTGCTACATAACGATATATTGGTGATTGATTGTCCGCATATGGTGACATTTTTACATCAAACATAAGTTTTTTTAGGCAGTCCATAATTTCTGCCATTATAGTTCTGCAGTCTAGCTGTGATGTGTTGCTATACACTTCAATTTGGAATCCTGCCACTATAGTGTTGATTCTTGTGCGTTCCAGATCGGAGTTTGCTTCGCTTCCACCCAACTCATGGACGTACACGCAGGGAAAATTGCGTTGTGAATCATTGCTTATGCTTGAGGTGGTGTACATTATTTGTGGATATCTTTTCTTTAGCTTGTTGTATGTCTTGCCTTTCACAAGGGATAATACCTTGCTCTCAAGGTCAATGACCCATTGATTCTGAGCCATTATCCGAACACCTCCCTTGCAATTCTTTCAATATCATGTCTCATTTGTGTTGAGGCATGATACATGAATGGTCTTGACGGCATACCTTCTGTAAAGTACCACTTACCATCTCCCCCCAGATAATACCAACCATATCTACCATCTGCCGTTTTTCTAATTGTTTTTCCTTGCGCATAAATAGCCGGGAGCTTGCCTGGATACGGAGTAGTAGCGCCTATGATTCCTGTTCCCATCTCTACATAGATAGCATGTTCTGAATCAGCTTCTACCGCAAAGATAACTCGCTCTGCGTTGCTCTCTATCTCGGTTGAGTGAATACTATTTACAAGTTCACCAGTGAATACTGCGTCCATCGTCAAGACTTCTTCTGTTGCTTTTTCAACTCCGTAATCAGTAAGCTTCTTCATGAAAAGCTCTACTCGCGTTTGGAACGTTTTCTGGTAACGTTCCAACATCCTTATGGCTTCATCTACTCCGCTCACCTTTATTTCCAAAGCCTTTGCCATTAGGTTTTTTCCTCGTTTTGCTGCAATACCTGCAGATAGTAAGACGTTTCATTCAGTGCTTCATTCATGATTCCACTCACTTGATAATCAGCCGAATTTTCGTCTGGTGATCCATTTGGTTTCGTTTTGATTTCTGAGTGTAGCCAGATTCTTGCTCCAAACGGCAAGCTAAGTTTGTTTCCGTTAGAGTCTTTTGCATGTTTAGCTAAGATGAGCGTAGCATAATTGTTTGTACTATCACTGCCCCATGCTCGCATGACAGCGTTTTTTAGCTGTGATGTGATTGTCCCCCAAAACTTTATAGGATTGCTGTAAAGCACTTCCATTTCACCGCTTTCTTTTGGGATTTTTTTACCTTCGTCATCGGTATAAAAATATACTTCCCCATCAGCTCCAATATAGCTCTCATACTGAATGTCACCGTTTTCATCTCTCAGATATCCAGGTGCTTTCCCGACTTGGTATGAATACCACATCTGCTGGCGATTTCTTCTACTTGTCCGTGCCATCTTTCAGCTGCTTGTATACCTGATTGATGCCGGTACTAGACAAACCTGATACAATGCCGACAGCAATAGCATTCAGAATATCCTGCGCTGGGAAGTCTGGTATGACATACATTCCTAAGACTCCCAGAATGCCGCCAAAAGCACCCACAATGACCGGAATGTAATTATCCTTGACTGCTGGAATTGTCTTGGCTGCAAGCCCAATTAAATAGCAAATAACTACAATCGCAATCACGGTAGTCATGCTCGATATATCCATTTTATTTACCTCCTCCACTCTTGATGTGTAACTCTTTGATCTCTTCATACATCTTTTTAACCATACCGTTTCCGCCCAAATCATGATAAGCTTCATACATTTCCTCGAAGTTCTGATAAGCATAGGATGGTATCTCCCCTAGCCGCATGTATTTTGTGTGATACTCGATCAGTTGCACACGCAATAACAGCATGGTTCCTCTCTCATTCGCGTTCTTGTCTTTCTTCTGTTGCTGCAGAAGCCAAACAATGTATCCTAAAGCAATCGGAAGGATGATTGTGTATGTTTGTAATAAAAATTCTTGCATCTTTATATCTCCTGCTTATATTTTTGCATATTGCCCACCGCCGCTTTAATATGCACCCTGCCAGCGTATTCACAAGCATTGCAAACACACTGGCGAACATCCTTCTTAGACCTTAGACTGTTGCTAACGGTATTATTCCAGCGAACAACGTTTTTCTGTCTACCATTGTTCGTTGAATGGAATCCTCACTGTGCTGACTCTCACCCTCAAAGCCAATCGAGTTATAATCGTACAAAGCCAAATTACGAATCTGGCTATAGTACCTGTCTAAATCTTGTGCAATCATTCCGTCCGTGTATCCAAGTGGATATCTTCTTTTGTCTCGGACCTCTCTAATTGCACTTTTGATTTTTTGCTTGAGTAGCGGTTCCGAAAAGCTGCCGCCTTCTTCATCATTTGAAAGCTCAACTTGCAAATCAAAAAAAAGCTCGTCTGCAAGGTTGTCTGTATAACTCATACTTTCTCACCTCCATCAAACAGCTTTTGGTTTCTTACCTCTTTGCTTTGGCTCATCATCAACTTGCAACTCTGGAATTTCAATTTTCTCTTCCATCGGGACGTCAATCTCTAGGGCATCGCTTTTTTCTTCCATTGGGACGTCTTCGCCAGCTGCATAGTAGATTCCGTTAAGCTTGATCATGTGATCAAATTTCATTACTTGACGTCAATTACAAATGTGCTGTCGATGCCCTCATATGATGGAAGCACAATCTGTGATACGCTGGTTGTAGTCTTAACAGGTGGCCCCTGCTCGGTTTTGGTCGCAATTGCAATGCGGTTGTCAAGCATGGCAACATCCACATTTTTATTCGACATCAATGTACGCTCTTCTGGTGTCACGCCATAATATGTTGATCCCAATGTTCCTGCGCCGATTATGGTTACTTTGTTGTCTGGGTAGAACTTTTGAGTCTCTCCCTTGTAGTCAATGTACATCTTGTCATAAATGATAGGCGTCAGACCTGTCTTTCGCGTAAAGATCTCCTTAACGGTTGCTTCATCGGTAAAATCAACCGTCTTACCAGAAGAAGTAATTAAAGCATTCTTGATCTGCTCGTTCTCAACGAGGTAATCAAAAGTAGTACTGTTCATCATCGCATAGCGAGGAAGTACTCCGATTGATTTTAAATATTTAGTACCCTGCTGAACGTCTTTTAACGGCTTCGCTGTGTCAGGATGGTCCCAAGTATCAGTGCCTTCAATTTTTAAATAGTGCTTTTGCTTGTACGTTCCATCGCTATCGTAATCGTAGCCATGAACCATATTGTCACTCTCTGATTCCCCGGTTCCTATTGCAATAGATGGCTTTCCGTCCTTTGGCGCAAGTAGTGCCATTCGCATTACTTCGGCAGCGATTTCTGCACCGTCAATAAGCCTTGCAGCATCATTGTAAATCGATGATATAATGTCTCCAATGAATGGACTATTAGCGTCTTCTATCTCCATGAGTCGCATTAAATCTTCCTCTCGTACAGTCATGCTCTCACGGAAAAAGATCATCTGTGTAGACTCCTGCTTGAATCCCTCACGGACTCTGATCATCGGAATTGCATCAAAATTACTTGGCTTTAAGATGGCGTTTAAGCCTTTGTGTGTCTTAATCCATTTTAATGACAAGCCCAGCTTCTTTCTGTTTGGGAAAAAAGCCTTTCCGACAAAGCCCATGGCATTACTTGGATCTTGTGTACGTCTTGCGGCAACTGCCTGTGAATCATAAATATCTGTTATTAAAACTGCCATTGCTCCTCCTTTTTACTCAACCACGATCATAGGCAGGATCTTAGTTAAGTCTGCATCATAAGTGATTCCTGCATTCTGTTCTGCTCTTGACTTGTTAATGTATGCCTTTTTGAGGATCGTTCCTTGTGGTCGATGCTCATACACATCAAAAAGTAAGATTCCAGCTCCACCTGTCCATGGTGTTGCTGCAACTACTGTTCCTGTTCCACTAATTACACTTCCTGCCTTTACAACCTTCTCTCCGGTATCACTATCAGTAGTGCTGACATCTGTAAAATCAATAGTCATTGGCACTCCTTCGAACACCTCTCTGTTTAAGATCTCTGCACCAGATGGACGTATCTCGGTTGTTGCATATCTCATGTCTCCTCTTGCCATTTCTTGCTTCCTTTCTTTACATGTATTGTTTCAGCACAGACTCGTCGACTTCTGTCGAATATGTCGGTAGTGACTTCATGAGTTCAACAGCCTTACTCTCGTGACTATCTCCGTGCCCTGCGTTAACTTCTCCGCGCTCTGCCAAAAATTCCTGCATCATCTTTGACTTGAGTGTTTTCATGTGCTGTCTCAAGATTTCGTTTTCCTTGTCACTGTCTCCGTCAGCTCTTGCCTCGGCGTACTGCTGTGCTACTTCCTTGGACATTTCCAAAGTGTCCATGTATGTATTGGTAGATTTCATAATCGTCAGCTCACGCTGCATTGCCTTGAACTGCTTGTCTCTCTCGGCTTCTGCTTCTTTCTTTGCTTCCGCTTCCTTCTCTTGAGCAGTCATCTTTTCCCTGAGCTGCTTTGTTTTGGCTTCGTTCTCAGATGTAAGCGCATTAGCTTTGTTTGTAAGCTTTGCAATCTGTGCGTTTGCCTGTGCAAGCTGCACCCTTAATACATCAGCATCAGTTTCCAGCTCGTGATCATCGCCTGATCCCTTTGGCTCTTCATGAGTTTCACCCTCCGGCGTTGGCTCTGCAAAAAGCTGCAGGTTTAATTTTCTCTTGGTGGCATTGCGTTCAAATGTTCTGAAAATCGGCTGAGTCTTCATAGATTCATTCCTTTCTGTGTTTGTGCGGTTCTCTCCGCTTTGATTTGTGCGATTATTAAGCTCCTCTCTGAGCTGTTTTGCTCCTTAAAGTCCGTCTCCGACTTGTTTGCCCTAGTTTTGTGCAAACAAAAAGCCCTTCAAACCTTCGTTTAAAGAGCCTATTCTTTGCATAAATTAAGAGTACGTCACCCAGCAGCGACAATTGATCACTTCCTCCGGGTTAGTAAAAGCAACTGCCATATCATGTGGATACCGCATAAGTGCTTTTCCAACTAAAAAGTAGTTGTTTATTGGTATTGTTGTTTGATCTTCCTTGTGGTGTGTTTCGCGTTCTTTTCCGTCTATAATTGTGTTCCACGTTTTGTATGTTTTATTTCTGGCCGCCTCTTTGAAGTCTTTATGGTTTAAAAAATCAAGGGCTGTATTTTCACTGACCAGACGTATTCGGTCTTCCGAGACATAATATTTTTCGTTCACATGATCTGCCGTTACCTGTGCTGTGGATAAGCAAAAATCTGATATATAAACCTTTGCCTCGCTGTCAAGATCAATATATCGCGCAATCCATTTCAACAATTTTGTTTCAAATTGTTCTGCTGCTTTCTTCGCATCAACTCTGCCTGTCTCTTTCATAATCAGGATGAGTAAAATTAAAAAACGCATATCATCTTCAATTTTATTTGAAAATTCAACGCGTTCTTGTTTTTGCTTTTTTGTGATTCCCATTTCACCAAAAAATCTATTGTATGGCATGGACCGTATCTTTTCGATTTCATCAAAACCAAATATCTGTGCCATATCATCACCTTATACTTTCCCAGTTATAGGGCTTGTTTCCAACTGATCTATTTGCCTATCAGTTGGTTCACTGTCTTCCACTGCTGTGGTTCCGCTTGACGCAGCAGCCCTTTGTACTGCTTCTATCATGTCCTTACTGTCATTCCATGTAGCCTCAGTGTCTTCAAAGCCATCAATAAATTTAAGTGCATGTCTGCCATGTACACCAGTCTTAATGAGGGTTGATAAAGCATTCGCTTTAACAGACATGTCATAGTTCTTTCTTCTTGAGAAGTGGAAATTGATGTCTCCAACATGTACTCTTTTGATTGGATCATCGTCTTTAAGCACATTTGATGGAGTTAATTGGAGTACTTTTATGATAAGTTTAAGCTCCTCTCTCTGTGCCTTGCTCACAATCTGCTCCTCACGCACAGCGTCAATCTCAGCTGCACTCCATCCACTAGACATATCCATTGCTGTTCCCGTGGAACCACCGCCTTCTGAATCTTGTTGTGTAGGTACTTTGCATTTTTGTAAAATTCTTCGCCAGCGTGTATCTATCGCTGTTAATGTTGCGTTTGTATCAAATGCATTAGATAGTGCCTTGATTTGCGGTGTCTTTCCATCTGGTGTTGTGCTAGTAAGCACCCATTGCCCCGACTTCACTTCTATAGGCTTCTTAGTTTTGGGGTCAACTGGGAAATCAACATCATTGCCCCACCATATCTCCTGAGTTTGCTGCGCTGTAAGGTTCGCAAAATCAGAGACTAGCGTGTTAAGTTCGATGCAATCTGATATTTGCCTCTCAAAGCAGCCTGTTCTGTCAACAGATCTCTCGTATTCGACTATCGCTATTTTTTTGAGCGGATTTAATGATTTTTTAACAATTTTGCCTTTTGAGACTTCAAAGCGCATCTTAGGAGTAAAACACGTGAAATATTGTTCACCATTGTCCGTTCTGTATGTTACTCCCATTAGCTTCTTTTGTTTGGCATCATTGCTATATACGCAAAAAGCATATCTTGGGTCTAACGTATATATATCCACAAGAGCTTCGTCATCTTCTTCAAAATCGGTTTTAACGTCAACAAGTCGGTATCCCACACCTACTTTTTCAACAAAATTGCCAAGCTCCTGATTCTTGTAACCAATGTCGCAGGCATTTGTAAGCATTTCATTAAGTGCAGATATTCCTTCATCGTCTAAGCCTGCTGGTGTTTTGTGAGCGTCTTTGTCAGATCGCTGTATCAGCATTGCTGGCGTTCCCCAGAAATACGCCATTTTGAAATCAGTAATGTAGTTTGCGGCATTATCAGTTACTTTAATATTGATCTCAGGGCGAACAATTTTGGGTCTGTCCAGTGGTTGATCGCCAGCTTCAAAATCTATAAGATATTGCATCTCTAACCGATTAAATTTATGCTTCTCATATGCTTTTGACAATTCTTTGATTATGTTGTCGGCAGTAATTTCTTTTGCATCCGTATATATTTTCTGTCTTCCTTTTAACGTCCACATCCTGTTCGCCCTCCTTTCTTAATAGAATCTTTTGCCGCTGCTACTTTTGGCTTGTATCTTTTTTTATAGGCTTAACCGACTGCACAATACCGTCCTGTGTAAGAATGCAAGTCATTTGCTCACACTTCCTACATTGCACTTCAAAAGCGTTTGTCGCTTTCTTGTCATAGTGGAAAATAATCCTTCCACAATTGGGGCATGTAATTATCTGGCTACTCATAGCGTTTCAGCCGAAAGCAGCATCGAGTCTTGCAATTTGTATACTTCGTCCTGGAAAGACTCGTAATCGGAATTGCATTCCTTCCGGTTCTGCTTGTATAACTCATGGTCGTTTATCCAGTTGCTAAACTGTACCTCTTTAGGATTGTTTGAATTGATTGATGCCTAAAACGCAAAAACCACTTGATCATTTACTGTGCTGTCTCCTGACAGCGATATACTCTTGCTTCTAATCGTTAACATAGTTATCTCCTTTTTGGGTAATAAAAAAGCGCCATACATATGTAAGGCGCAATTAACTTTATTTCATACTTTTCTATTGTTGAGAGTATCATAGTAATAGCATGTATTCAAGATGATATCTTGTGTCATTTAGTGATATTAAATGATAGGTTTTAGTGTTATAGGTAACCACGAAATTCCAATTAAAATGTCATAGTTAATATTGAATTGTTTTTTATCTGTCTACCAATGCTTTCCTTGATTGATAGCTTGATTACTCTCTTGATTACTCTCTTGATTACTCTCTTGATTACGGGAGCTTTGAAATCCGCATAAATACTAGTTTTTTGATATGCATAGGTAACCAAGAAATTCCGCATGAGTAACCAAGAAATTCCGCATGAGTAACCAAGAAATTCCGCATGAGTAACCAAGAAATTCCGCATGAGTAACCAAGAAATTCCATAAAATATAAAAAGGTAACAATTTTATATTTACAATGGTAACTTATGGTGCTATAATAAACATAAAAGTAGAGAAAGAGAGGTTTTACACATGGCTAGAAAAAAGATTGGGCCAATAACCAGTTTAGGAAATGGAGACAAACTTACTGTTCAAAAAAGTTTGCCGTTGTTTTCCTTGTGGCGTTCCGAGCTATCGCTTGCAGAATTTAAGATACTTGACACTTATTTATCACGAATAGACAGTCACAAGCCAGACAGGAGAACGGTTGTTTTCGAGAAAGGCGAACTTGAAAAAATTTTAGGAGTAAAAAAAATCAACAATCAAGACCTCAAGGCAAGATTAAAGCATCTTATGGGAAATGTAATAGAAGTGCAAGATGATAGTGAAAAACAAGGTTTTAGATTGGTGACGTTGTTTGAAGAAGCAACGGCAGAACAAGATGATTACGGGCTGTGGCAAGTAAAGCTAGAGTGTTCTCAAAAAGCAATGAAGTATTTTTTTAATATTGAAAACCTCGGATATCTTCGGTATAAGCTGCGCTGCATAACATTACTCACAAGCCGTTACACTTATATCATGTTTACATATCTCGAACAAAACCGTTTTCGAAAAAGTTGGGAAGTGCAGCTTGATGAATTAAGGCAAATACTTGATTGTGATAAGGAAGAACTGTATAAAGAATACAAGTTTTTCAATCAAAAGATATTGAAACGTGTTCAAAAAGAAATGGATGAAAAAACTGAATGTCGGTATACATATGAGCCAATCAAGAAAGGCCGGACTGTCGTTGGTATTAGATTTGAGGTTGAAACACTTCCAAAGTTGGAGGTAAAAGTTCCAGAAGCGCCAGCGCCGAAAGAAGGGGAGCCAGATCGCCCGATGTGGGAAGCTGCATTGAAAGAATGGAAGTTATCACAGGCACAATTGGACGAGCTTCAAACATTGCTCGTAACAGTGCCAACTCATAAGTTGCCTAGCTGTCAGAAGGAAGATCTGGAAAAGGCTTACTACCAGTATATGGCACAGAAGGCAGCAGAGATTAAACGCAGGAATGAACAGAAGCGCATCCGTAGTCGCTTTTCGTATTTGCGAAAACTCATGCAGGAAGATATAGCATCAAAGCCACCGCAGGAAGGAAATCAGAAATCACAGGCGGTTGCAAGGGGGACACAGGCATTCCAAAACTTTACAGAGCGTAAGAATAACAATTATACAGGCAAGATTATGGACAAGTTGAAAAGTGATTTAAAGGAATTTCAGGAAAATCAAAGTTGCTGAAACATCAATAGCAGGAGAATTTTGCTTCCCCTGCTATTTTTTTATTGGTCCAGATATTCACTCCCAAACTTTTTCTCAAATTCGTTTAATGCTTCTTTGTGGAGCTTAAAAACATGTCGCTGCGTAAAATGTAACTCATCTACTATTTCGCACCATTGTTGCTGTGCAACGTAGCGTTTGAACAGTATATTATAATACTTGAACTCAAGCTGCTCCATTTGAACAATGATTTTAGATTTTAAGTCCACAAAAGAATCAATCATTGAATCAATTTCGCGTTCCATATCTACCAACTTACAAATCGTAGATGCAGTCTTGTCTGTGGCATGTCCAGTTTGCACATTGACATCTTTTACACAACTCGGAACCGAACAAAGCATATTCTTTAACTGTGTTTTTTCATAGATCTTGTTTGATATTTTAAGATCAAGTACGCTAATTTGTGATAGATAGTGTTTTGTATCCATACATGCCTCCAATCTTAATAGATGCTGTTAATGATTCTTGTTGGTCTTGGTTTTCTGCGCTGTATGCGCAGCGCGAAGTTTGCGAATGTATCTGGTACATCATCAAGCTGCTTTTTCCCACTGGTGGAGTACTGGGCCAGAAGAGACATCATTACACCATATGGCTCTTTTGGTGTATAAAGCTTTTTGTCTTTAAAGACAACGTGCTGCAATATCCAGTTCGAACACTGATATATTCTTGCCTCTTTGTTCGTTTCAGTCATTCGAGATGATATGTTACAGATCCAACCTTTTTCAAGGACACGTTTATCAACTTCCAGAGAAACACGATCTCCGCCACTATTACCCTCAAACTCGCAATCTTCAACCTTGTTGTCAGCAAGGAGATTTGCGGAATTTTCATACTGAGCTTCATAATCAGAAGAATTGCTGCACACACAGTCTACGCAGTAATATAAATCTTTTCCTTCGTACTTTATAAGCACTGGAAGAACAAAGAAATCAGTACCCGTTGATTTTGTATCGGCTTGAGCAGTGATACGTTCAATTTTTGAGGTTGGAAGCTCCTTGTATCGCATAATTTTTTCTTCTGGAAACAACAATCCTTCTCTCTCAACTGGCTGTTGCATGTAAAGACAGTTGTATGACACATCATCCATCAACAGTGCTTGCTTTGCAAAGAACTCCTTTGTAAAGCCACCTATTGCATAGTCAAAATTGCTGTCACCTGTCTCCGGGTCTGTGGCAGGAATAGAAATAACCCTTACGCGGTTGTTTCCATCGTATATATCTATCAGCCTTCCAATAACATCTTGAGTTGACCAACGTGTTGCTTGCATGATCTCTTTGCAAGGATTATTATTGCTATCAACTGTTTTTCGCTGCAATGCATCTACAGTATAAGCTCCCCACATCTTGTCGAGGTAGTTCTTGTTCAAGGCTTCTTCTAGGCTACCAATCATATCATCAGTAAGTAAAAATTTGCTTGCACGAACTTTTCCGGCACTCTTCGCGCCTACAGATGTTGTTTGCAAAGATGGAAAAGGCTTATATTTTCCAACATTGAATTGTTGCATCAGTGCATTTGTAGATGTGATTTTCAAGTCTGGAAAGATATCGTGCCAAGCGTACTCAAGTGAATCATCAACCATTTGATAAACACCATCGTAATACATTCGCGTAATATCACCTGAGTGCGAATAGAACAGGCTGTAATCGTCTGGGAACCAACCAATTACGGCTGAATGGAAGAACTTGAGTAGAGTCGTCTTGCCTGTTCCAGGCGGCATGGATATACACAGAATGTCGTACTTATCATCAAGCATACCTTGATAAGATTCTATAAGCTGGAACTTCTCGAACTGCTTAATCTTTGGCTTGTAGAACATCTTTCGAGGTTCGCGCTTGTGCTCTAAGAATAGTAAATAATCATTGAATATTCTTGCTCGTGCACCATTCAGATAAGTCTGCCAATACAGTTTGTCCCACTCGTCGCCCTCTACTTTTCTGTTGCGGTTGCAGTACCATCGGACATAGCTATTTACATGGTCGCCATACCCTCTATACGCATCAAGGTTCTTAAAATCACGATTTGGTATAAACTCATTAGCGTCAAGCAAAATCAGCCTTGCTCCGCCACATAAGGTGCTGAGCTGGCTGTATGTAGGCTGCATGATGATCTGGCGCTGTATATTCTCCACACGTTCTTTGTGCTGCCTTAACTCTAACAAAAAGAGGCTCCTCCTTTCCTAACACTTAAAGAAGAGCCTCCATTTTGGCTGTTACATAATCACCATTTTGATTATGCCATTTTAAATTTATTTTCTTACTATGTCTTCTTTGTTCACCCAACCATAGACATTATCACCTATGATGTGATACTGATGCTTGCCACTCTCACAAATACTTGTTACAGTTGCAACTTCTGGAATTGCAGTGATTGGCTTATCAGCCCATGCTGACATATACTGTTTATTGCCCGTAAATTGGACTTTATCGCCTAAGTTTATAACTTGTGCGTTGGCATTTGGAGAATAGCTGTAATAGCCACTTCCTGCCTTTGTAAAGGCATATCCGCATGAAGCGCCGGGCCATACAATCTTATACCAACCAGAAGCGGTGATTTCAAGGACCTCTACGGCTACAGAGGTCTTGATTGTGTCGAGCTTCTTTGCAGATGTATCTGCCCCTGTGCGAATGTTCATAGGCGTGAGCGCAACTGCTGTTCCAATACCCTTGCCACAAAGTGTAGTGTTACCAGTTGAGATAATCTCGCACTCCACTTTAGAGCCATCATCCAGTACTACTACAGTATGTCCCTGTACAGTTGTACACAGAATATCTCCACGCATCTGATATGCTGAGGACTCTGTACATTTTGGCTCACGGATGATTTCAAATTCATCTGTAGCATACAAAACCTCAACTTCGTTGGCAGTAGAAAACCACGGAATGTCGCGCTGCAAAGCATATGCCACGCATACACGTACAAGGCTGCTACAGTCTGTCTCAACTGGGGTGTTAACCTTGCTGCAATCCCATCCGTACTGCTTAGCCTTGTCGTACAAATCCCAAGATGTAGACTGATCGTAACCGATATTATTATTTGCGCACGCTGCTTCCATGCACTGTGCAATGCGCTCACGCACTGCTGCATCTTTAGCACGGATAACTACCCACCCCTTATCATGGCGATACCATGCTTCTACAGCTACTTCCTGCCCTGTCTGATCTCCTGCCTGTCCGCCAATCACTTTTCCATTCTCATCAATTCTCGCCGAACCTACTCTAACCATTTATTTTCCTCCATTCAGTGTAAAAAAGCCAATCTTCTGCTAATATGTCTTCAACAGAAGGTGTCCAGTCAATTTGTGTACCGTCCGGATACACAAGAGCAATAGTTGTTTTGCTATTTTTTGCAAGTTTAAGATATATTTTTTTCTCATGCCAGGCTTTACGTGTTATTTCGCAACCGTCTTTGAGTGCAAAAAGAGCATGGTTAAAAGAAAATGGTCTTGAGAAGTAGAATGCTCCCAATTTTGAACGATCTGCTTCATCTGCTGGATACCAGTCAATTGCGTATAAGGCCTCAAATACATAATCAATATGATCTTGGTCATTCATTGCGAAAAGCTTTTCGTCTGTATGCCCTGTAGGATATTTGATCATAATTGTCTTCCGTTCATTATCCCAATACCAAATTTCAGGATATTTTCGGCGTTTCATTGGGATTCCGTCCTGCATGTTGAAAATTGCTATTCTTGAATCCATGGTGCTTAATCCTCTTCGTAGATGATATCTAGCCCATACGCAACAGCTGCATCATGTTCGATACGGCATCCACGAGCATTTTCCCATCCTTTACAGAAATATGCAGCATGGCACAGGCTCATGTTCTCCAGAGACTTTGCCAAGAAACAGAGTGGAATCTGTACAACACCGCGTTCCTTCATTGACTCGTTGCTGTACCACTCGTCTGTAAAAAGAGTGTTTACGATTTCATAGCCCTTCGCCTCTAAAGCTGTAACAGCCTTTTCTCTTGTTGCAACAATTTCCTCATCAGTTTTGCCAGCCATTGGCTGTGATAGCATTGCTTTCATCTTTCTTATTCCTCCTTGTGGCATGTATTCTGTACTTTCTTGTACACGTCTTCGTACAGTTCCTGTTTGTCGCCGTTGTAAGTATACTCGGCATAAACTCCATCTCCCGACACTGTGGTGGCTGCCAGTAACTTGTAATTTTGCAAAGTCTTACAACTCCATACAACGAAAACATTATCTGGAGTAATCTTTTCTACTCCCTCTTGCTTGTCATACCATTCTGACAATTTTCTTTTGCACACATTCTGAAAGTGTGCCATGCCTGTAACAATCATTTATTTGCTCTCCTATTCCTCGTAAATAATTTTTAAGCCGTATGCCGAAGCAGCATTATGATCGAGCCAACAACCAACCGCGTTTTTCCATCCTTTACAAAAGTAAATTGCGCTAGAACGGGTTATGCGAATAAAAAGCTCAGCAACAAAATATTCAGGAATGGTGACTACGCTACTTTGCTCAAGAGAAGCCTTGGAGTTGTACCATTCTTCTAAAAAAGGAACATCTATAGGTTCATACCCCATTTCTTTTAAAGCTTGAACGGCTTTTTCTCTTGTGGCTTTAATTTCTTCAATGGTTTTACCACAAATTGGTTGCGAAATCATAGCTATCTTAGCTCTGCTGTTAAGGCTCTCACTGTTCAAATGCCAAACAATCCAATCATCGGATGCAATGTTTGAAAAAGTATAATCTGGATTAGCTGTTTTTCTAATATCAAACTCCTCACCATCTTTTGTGTGGATGATGATGGTCTGCTTTTCTTTGGACCAGTACCAATAGCCTGCCCATGACGGAAGCTTTATCAGCGCACCCTGTTTCATCAATTTAAATGCTTCTGAAAATCTCATGCGTACTCCTCCTTTAAACTATTAAGGCTATAATTGTTGTTGCTAAGAATACAATAGTTGTAAGCATAAATATTTTTTGGTTGCGTTTTAGGCTATAAAGAGCGTGGAATGCATCTACAGCGATCAGTTTCTTACAGAAATACTGATTTGTATAATCGTTATAGCGGTCGCGGCCAAGTAGATCTTTTAAAAAATCATCTTGTATGCGATTCAGGCATTCGTAACGCTTTCGATAATATCCAGTTTCCCATTCCAGACTTTCTTTTGTATAAATGCTCCAATCATCACTTACTGAGGCTTTCAACAAAGATCTTAAATGCTCGTGAGATATTTGAACAGTCGAAAGGTTGTCAAGAGTCTGCTTAACATATTCTGGGTGCAAATACTCTTCGCCGCTCCACAATCTTACATTTTGACCATTTTCTGAGGCTTTTAAGGCATCTTCGTATGTCATAAAAGATTTTTTTCTCCTTTCCTAAGTGTTTGGTGACAGATTTCTAGGCTTTTCAAGCTTTAGTGCAGCAAAATTCATTTTCAAGCTCTTGTTATGGTCCTTTAAAATTGAATGTATTACATATGTTTACTATGTAAACGTAAAGTTTACTCATGATGAGTTGCCTTGAGTCCCCATTCAGGCAAGAAATTGATCTCATAACGGTATTTGTCTACCTCTGAACCAGAGATATCCTCGACCACGTACATGGTGTAGTCATTCAAATACACGTAATCTTTCTGATATTTGCCTTCGGCAGTCTCAATAATGACTTCGAGTTCATTTGATGAATTGTTCTTTAATGCAAATGTTCCAGTCAGCTCCAAAAGGACTGTATCGGTTCTTGCGTTGAGAACAGTAAGCTTTCTGGTAATATTAAAATTGTCTGCTTGTGCAGAAATATTAGCGCTTACCTTATTAGCTTCAGTGTCGCAGCCAATGGCTGCACCAGAAAGCATCACTGCGGCTGCAAGGGTAACAATTAGTCTTTTTAATTTCATTGTCCATGTCCTCCATTGGTTGATTCATTAAATCTTTTTACACCATTTGAAAAAATATCAGGATCTTTTTCAAAACAAATGTAATGACGGCCAGTATTCACAGCTGCGATAGCAGTTGTCATACTTCCAGCGCACATATCAAGTACTGTGTTGTTTGGGTTACTATAAGATTTAATCAAGTATTCAATAAGCGCAACTGGCTTCTGCGTAGGATGTACAGCTGATTTCTGGACATCTTTTGGAAACCTTAATACAGATCTTGGATACCTCTCTGTGCTATCGTAAGTTGTTAAACTGTATTTTTGATAATTTGTCGTTTCCTTACAATTCAATTTATGGTTTGCTTTGCTTACCTTTCTGGGATTACCAGTAGACTTTTGTGGATTGTATGTAGGAGTTTTTTTATAAAAAACACAAATATCCTCGTGTGATCTGAGTGGCATTCGGTTTGCATTTAAAAAACCAGTCGGCTGATTCTTTTCCCACACTAGATTGTATCTCCAATTTTTTCTATTGCTTTGCATCAAATCAGCAGTAAACATTCCACTCGCAAACAATATAATAGCGCCTGTGTCTTTGATGATTCTGTCAATTCCTTTCCAAAGCTCAGCCAGTGGAATAGCAGCATCCCATTTATTATGAGTTATTCCATATGGCAAATCTGCGCAAATCATATCAATAGATTTATCTGGAATATCTTTCATGCCAATGAGACAATCAATATTTTTCATGTAGTCAACAGTCATCGGCACACAACCTTCTTGCTAACTTCGGCAACACTGATTCCAGCTGCAGTTCGCCGTACCTCAACGTCTTTACCTTTTTTGAGTGCCGCCGCTATAAGGGCGGCTTGCTCCACAACTTTTGTTTGCAAATCATCTTTAATCAACTAATCCTGCCTCCTTCCACGCTTTATGCAGTTTCTCACCATTCCATGCGATCCAGTCAACCATTTCCTCATTCATCGCCCATGCACCGATAATGCTGTATGAGCTAATTGCAAGTCCCGATTCAGTGAGAAACGCATGGACAATTTCGTGCTGTAAAATATGTTTTACAAGTTCTTCTGACGATGTCGCCATTGAATCATGTTCTGGATCTGTATTAGGGTCTACATAGTAAATCTTCTTGCCGTAAGCGTCACACCATCCGTCCGCGATATCGCATTGCTTATACTGGTCACGGCTTACTTTTACAATTTGGTATTCCTGTCCCATTACATTTACTTTATTTGCAATCATCATATTGTTATCTCCGTTCTACGATTCAATCGAACACATTCCAATACACTGCGGCGTGTCAAAAATCTTTTCTCGCATTCGTCTAGTGCAGACATATCTGCCTTCCTTCCAGTTAATGCGCTCGTCTTTTCCTTCATCACACGTTATGGTTAAATCTCCGATATCAAATGGATTTCCATATGCTTTCCAGTCTTCGACAATGTAGTGGAACATATCTTCGACAGAATCAAAGATTCTCATTTCTGCCATTGCGTCGCATAATGCTCCTCTGTGTGGTCTATATTTCACCATGAATCAGCCCTCCTCAAAAGCATAGTCTTTGATCTTATTGTCAACGAATCGAATCTGGCTAGGATTTACCTCGCCCATCGTGCCATCATTATACTCTACAAGCCCAAATATCATGCTCATTTGTCCCTCAGGACAACCGCCAATATACAAATCCGCTGCAACAGGCTTTGCAAAATTTTCCCACATATGGAATAACGCTTTCTTTTCTTCGCCATTTTGAGTTACAATACATGGACGAACCCCAAAGTTGATTTCTATATTCTGCATTTACACCTCCTAGTGTACGTGTATACTTGTATCAACGTACATATATAGCTAGCATAATGTACGTGTATATAGCTAGCAAGTTAATACAAGTGTTTATAGAACAACATTTCTCGAATGCTGCCAGACATGTAGTGCGATAAACTTTTTACAATCACTCCATGTTTGCTGCCATAATCAGTTTTTAGATACTCTTCAATCAAAACCTTATTGCTTTGAAGGTCATCATAGTCGTCTTTCAAAGATTCTGGTGACTTGATATAGCTTCTTACAACTCGTTTAAGGCTCTCGTCTGATAGATTCTTGGCATCAAAGCCTGTAGATGCTTTGTATTGATGGTTAAACTCAAAAATAATAGCAGTCAGGCTGTTATATTCCTTGTCAACCCAGTCATTTTCCTGTTGCTCTGTAGTAAAGATGTTTCTAGGATTGTTCGAATACAGTCTGTGAAGCTCATCTTTAAGAACTGGCTCCTTAGATTTGATAAAATCATCTGGATCAACAGTAGGTTCTTTCTTTTGGGGCTTGCCACCTGAGTTTTGAGCACTTTTAGTGCGCGAAACCATGTATTTATCTCTATTGTCAACTTTAGTTGATAATAGAGCATGTTCTTTATCTGTATCACTTAAACTACTGTTATACTTAATATCTATTGTATTACTTATCTGTGGACTTTTTTCAACCCCACCCTGTTGATTTTTCTCCATACCCCCACATGGATTTTTTTCCATGTTAGAAGAAATAGATTTTTCGTTGACAAAAGAATCAAAAAATTTCTGGGTGAGTATAATGATTCGCTTGTCGATTTCTTTAGTGTTTTCTTTGTATTCAAAGATTCTTTCAATCAGTCCCAGTTGCTCAAATTTTAAAAGCATCTTTTGAATACTATTTTCTTTTAAGCCAATGAAGTTGGCAAAATGCTTGTTAGAAGCAAAACAGCCTTTGTCTTTTTGAGTAAGGCTGTATATCTCAATTAACAAGAATTTCTCTCTAGGACTTAAATCTGGTGATAAATAAAGACGTTCTGGAATCCAGATTCCTTTAAAATCTCTGCCCTCCGATATTACTATTTCTTTTTTTGCCTTCTCTGACATCTGTTTTACCTCCTGTGCGATAATGTATTCCTGTGATTACAAATCAGTTGCCAGGCAGTCACAGGTTCTGCTTTTCGGGAGCTACCCTAGGCAACTGGAACGCCGCGAGAAGGATTCGAACCCTCAGTCCTTTTACAGATCACTAGTTTTCAAGACTAGCCCAGTACCATTGTGGCATCGCGGCAAAAGTGGGTAGAGCAGGACTCGAACCTACATATCCGAAGATGACAGATTTACAGTCTGCTGCAATACCAATTCTGCACATCTACCCAAAAACCGCCTATACGGTTGCGGCTGACTTGTCCACAGGTTGATTCTCACGGGGAGTTGCAGTTGCTACTTTGTGGGAAAAGAGAAAGGGATTTCACAAAGAAAGAAAAAACCACATTGTTTACAAACTGCATATGGACCCTCTGGGACTCGAACCCAGACCCGGCTGCTTATGAGGCAGCTGCCCTAACCTATTGAGCTAAAGGTCCATATGTGCCATATGGGACTCGAACCCACGACGCCTTGATTAAAAGTCAAGTGCTCTTCCAGCTGAGCTAATGGCACAACAGGGCTAGTTGGAATCGAACCAACAGTGCAGGAATCAAAATCCTGTGCCTTACCATTTGGCGATAACCCCAGCGTGATCTTATCCTCACAAACCACTGGCTGTCAAGACAAGATTCATGATAAAGAACGTAGAAAGTACTACAGCACTGGCAAGTCGTTCTCTGGATCTTTTCTCATTCAGCCATCCTATAATGCTAGTCAGCATAAAGATGTTGAAAAGAGATGCCAGAACACGGAGAATAAGAACAAACATTAAATATCCCCTTCCTTTCTATGGAGTGAATTTTCAGCTTTGAAGCCATCAGGATAGCGTTCCCAAAGTTTCTTGTTGTTTTTGATTGCAATATTCTCAAGGGTGGTATCAAGTGCCTCAGCAGTAAGTGCCAGATAATACAGCACATCGCCACATTCCTTGATAAGATGTTCTCTATCGAACGGATGCCCCTGAAAAATCTGCTTTTTAAGAAGATCAACAAGTTCACCTGCTTCACCTGCAGTACCGAGGATACCATTCATAAGCATGTTTTCCTTTGTTGCTTTTGTTACGTCTGATGCGGTTCTCATTACACCACGCTGATATTCATTAAATGTCATTTTGTTTCCTTTCCAGTGATAAGATCACTATACGGCAATGTTTCAATCCAGTTGCAAAAATCTCGCCATTCGTCCAGTTTATGGTTACGGCGTGCTTTATAGATGTTTGCAAGGACCTCGTAGTTAAGCGTTACATTTCTGATCTGGTTATAAGAATCAGGCAGCAGCTGAATTAGTTGCCACCAATACTTCTTTTCCTTGGTAGCAAGATATTTTTGCCTGTAAAAATTAAGTATACGGATTGTCTGATTCAACAGGCCGATTGGCGAATGCTCTGCCCCGTGAAATATTGGGAAATCAGATTCAGCACTTTCAAAGCCAATAAGATGCTCTGCTGAGAAATCATCTAATGTAAATTCTTTGGCATCAATTCGATGCATGGTGCTACAACTATTCTTTGAAGTGCCTACGGAATATGTGTCTGCTTCTTTCCACCAATAAAGTGGTGCTGTAATTCTGATACATACCGGAAGCATACGCATAAATTTACGATGATCGGGACCGTATGAAGATAAACGTCGCATAAGTGCCATATCTTCTTTGCCAACTATAAATTGTGGAGACCATGTACATTTATCTGGTTGGATACTATCGCAGGTATCGCAATCACGTTCTTCACCGAGGTGAAGACAGCCCCAATGACTATCACTTTTAAACCATGAATTGAAGGAATTTCGAAGACCTTCAATAGCAAATTCTATTTGTTCTGGGCTTGGTAATACAGCATGTTCTAATTTAATCATAAAAACTCCTCTGCGTTGAATGCTTCTTTTTTGCATTCGATAAAATATTCCAAAATTTTATCAAAAAATACATATTCGAAATATTCAAGAAGTTGACGAGCGTCAAGGTTTTCCAGTAAACAAAGCTCAAAAGCATAGTTAAAGTGGTGCAGAGTACCATCATATATTTTTTTATTAAAAGTAACAGTTATGTGGTTAAAACACGGTGGCAAAGCTTTAGCATCAATTCCAAAAGACTTGCTAAGCTTGATTAGCACAGAAATGCATTTATCTATATCACTCATAGACACTCCCTTCTTATCGAGTTGCTGACAAAATAATTTTGTTATTACATTGTGGACAGACGATGTAAGTCGTACCTTTGCTGCTTAGCCAAAATGCAGATGATGTTTCTATAATTGAGTGCGACGATTTCTGAATGTCAGAAATATCGTAGCTCAAAAGCGCACCGCAACTTGGACATTCAGCTTCCTTCCTTGTGCCAGGTCTCAGAATTTTTATCATTTCGCACAATCTCCTAACGCTTCGCAGTAAAATCTTTAAGTGTTCCAAGAAGTGCCTCTTTTGATCCAAATTCTGGAAGCTCCAAGATCAAAGCAGCTCTGCAAAAGCTGATTGTAGCATCAAGCCCTAAAACAAGCTCTAATTGCTCTAGCTGTTCTTTACCTATAGTATTTGCCACTGAATGAGCTGAAATTGATTGTGTGGCATTCTGTGGCTTTACAGCAGTATTTTGAGAACTTGACTTAGCAGCCATTACATCATTCTGCTGCTTAGCCTTAATCATAAAGTCCAAAATGTACTGACAAAGCTCTTGACGCTCTTTACATGCTTTTATTTTATTTGCATCTGGATTAGGCGCAGCTGAGAAATCGTTGACTTGCTTTTGATATCCAGAAATAACACCTTGTAACCATGTTGTTGCATTTTCAAATTTTGTATTTGCCATTACTCCTCCTGTTCATCCAAAAAGGATATTGCTTTGACAAACTCGCGAGGGAAGAGGGCTTTTGATAAGTTGGAAGTGCAAATTACGTAAAACAATTCTTTGTTGGCTAGATAGCCATAGTATTCATACTGTGGATCGCAATAAGCCTCTATCCTTTTGCTCGTACCGTCAATAAATTCAACTAAAACCAATTTTGTGTCATTCATTGCTTATTCCTCCGGCATGTAGTAGATATCTGTCAAGAAGCTAGAAGCAGAAATATTTAATTCCTCAAATACCTCGGCTGCTCTGGTTGGAGTCTTATACTCTGCAAGTACCATGTCTTGGTTTGCAGTCCTTGCAAAGATGGTTTCATCACGTCTCAGCAAAGCAACGTTATAAAACTCAACAGATTTGGTTTTGCACTGTGAAATGATTCTCATTAGATAACCTCCTGTTCTTGTGTTCTATCTGGCATGTAACCATTTGGGTAACGTTTATTCGTTCACGATTTATTCCGTGTCCTTCACGGCACAACTGGCAAACCAGTATGTCACCGCAATGCTGACATTCATCGGTTATTTCTTTGGTTGATATTTTCATTTTATAGTTTGAGTATATTATGCCTTGGCGCTATGGCAAAGAAACTGTCAAGGCTCACAGCTTTTATCTTTGCCATATGTGTAGTTACGAGTTAAAAGGGGCTTTTTATTTTGGAAAAATATTTTGGGGACTAAGTAGCCCCATGCCGGGGGCACGCTCTCAGACCCCTACACCCCTTTTTGTGTGATCATCTGGCAGCTGCGCAGCTGGTCGCGGCTCCTGATTCTATGGCGGCAAAACCTAAATTGTGCGTATTTGTATATACAAAAGCAACAGTGTTTTGCTGTCCTGGTCTGAGTATACGCACCATTGACCGTTAAAAGTACGTATAACAAACATTATACGTACTCTATGTTTCTTTGAAGATTAACACAGATCAAGAAACCTTGACTAATCTTAATTTGAATCGTCAGACAATTTGAAATCCGATAGTTTCGGGGCTTCCGGCTCTGCATCAATGACTTTTTCCCACTCTTCCGCCGTTATCTGCTTGGCTTCTGGTGCTGCCTCAGCTGATAACCGGAACTCCGATGCGTTGACATAGTCGGAATTGTTAGTAAGATCAAAGATTGCAAGCACTGGTGGCATTTTGCCAGTAAATGCAAGCTGCTTCTTGCAAGCTGTTATAACGCCTTTTACCGCGTCTATAGTAGACTTCCAATCACTGCTACGCTTTTCATAGCCCGTGATCATGTGCCGCGTAACTCCCAAAAATGCCGCCCAGGACTCTATATCAGGCACTAGGCGCAGCTTTCCGCCTTCCGTTGGGGTTTTGTTTACGTTCCGGACAAATGTCAGATACTCTTCTGAGTCGTGCTTGAAACTTTTTAGCCCTTCGGGAGAGTTGCTATACATGGGTTGTGAACCTTTTTCACGTGCTCTAGCTAGCCCCTGCAGAGATACGTCAAGGATAGCGTCCAGTTCGTCTCCGTCCATGGTTTCTGCAATATCCCTATAGCTTGGCATTCGTTTCCCTCCTCTTGGCATTCTGTAGCCCTCCTTTCCCTGCATTTCTTTTTGTCGTGCGTATATGTGACTATATCTTAGCCTTTCCCCCTCAAATCCCTTCTAGCCGCCTTCTGTGCCCTTGTAGCGCCCTTCTGTGCGTGCTCATCGTGTCCAGCTCTCACCTGTGTCCGTTCCGGCTGTCTGTCTTGACTGTGTGCCGTCCTCATCTGCCGCCTGTCTGTGTATATCTCATCTGTTGGCTGTCTCTGACTTGATCTTCTGTCAGCTCCTGCACTCTGTATCTGTATATACTTAGATACACTATACACATACCTACTTACCAGATATCTATATACTGTACATACAGATATACATATACTTATACTTATACCTGTACAGTACATAGAGATATACTATACATATACCTTATACATACTGTACATATATACCTATACTGTACATATAATATATATATTATCAGACAATATATTATATATACTCTATATACACTGTACATATACAGATATTATATACATATACACT